GGCATATCGGCCTCAGAACGTGAAGGTGACAGGAATGTGGGTCATCGGCTTGATGATCGGGTAGTCGTAATGGATGAAGTAGCCGCCGGCGTCGTTCGCGTGGTCGACGCCTGACTTCTTGTCGGGCTCACCATTGGGCGCCCACACCTGCTGCTCCAGGCCGTCCGCATAAGTCGGGCAGCGCAGCGGATTGACCAGGTAGCGTCTGTCGCCGTTGGCGTTGCAGAACATGGCGTTCATGGCGTTGATCCGGTCCTTCACCGGCGGGTTTGCATCTGGCGCGATTACGCTGAACCCGGCCTGGCGAAGGATGGCGATGTCCGTCTCACTTGCGTTGACAGACTTGCGTGACCCACCTGATGCGTCCGGGTAGATCCTGATCTCGCAGGTCTTCTCGTAGTCCTTGCCGGTGTAGCGCCAGTAGCGTTCCTTGATGCGCCGAATCATGTCAGGCGTGTCGAACCCATCAATCAGTTCATCAACCGCCCTCGGCATGCCGTCGGCGCGCTTGACGTGCGTGATCGCCGCCATCTTGCCGACGTTGAAGTCCATGCCGATGAACAGCGGCTCGCCGGGCTCCACAGTGTCGAAGCACTGGTTCAGTTTGCGGTCGTAGGCGTGGTAGATCGACCCAGCATTCAGGTTGACGAACTGACCATTGAGGTAAGCGAGGATTAACTGAGGCGGGTATGACTCCATCAGCGATGGGATGTAGTCGGGCGGCAGATTCAGCTCATTGTCGAAGGTGCTGGCCTGGACAAGGCCATACATCCCCTGCATGCCCGGCTTCTCGCGGAGCTGCTTCACAAACTGCTGGTAGACGAACTTGAAACCCTCGGGCGTCGTTGTGACGTCCACGCCATTCTTCAGCCCTGGCGCGTTGTATCGCATCCGCGCGATGATCTTGCGCCAAGCGTGCTCAGCCTTAAGCGCGGGCAAGACATCCAGCTCATCCACCAACGCGTGACCAATCTTGAACCCCACGATGGTCTGCGGCTTCTCCATCGAGCGACAGATCGTCGTGCTGCGGTACTGGCCGCCACTGTAGAACTCGACCTCTTTGTCGCTCTCCTTCGTCTTGACCTTCAGCCCCCAGTCAAACGCCACCTCTTCAATCGTTGGGAAGAAGATATCGCGGATCTGCGGATAGGTTGGAGCGAAGTAACCGGAGTTGATGCGCGGCCACTCCCAGACGTGCTTGCAAATCCCTGCGCAACCAACCCACGTCTTGCCCGAGCCGAACCCGGCAACAAAGCCGCGGAACTTGTGCTCCATCTGGAGAAACCGCGCCTGCGGGACGTTAAGCGTCGGCATCCGGCTTCCTCGCGTCCACCACGTCGACCTGCACTCGGATCGGCACAACGTTGTCGTGAGGGTTCTCGTTCTTGGTCTGGCGATTAACGTATACGTCGCCGACCTCTTTGGCGGCCTGCTCTAACAGCTGGGCAGTCAACGCCAAGTTCTTCATGTTCTCTGCCCTCTCAGCCATCCGACCAAGCGCACGGAGGCGATAGGCTCTGTTGGCGATCGGGATGTCTGCTGTCTCTTCGCGGAATCGCTTTCGGGTGTCCTCGAACAGGGCTACCCAGCGCTTAGCAAGACCCCGACCTGAATACTTGGTGGGGTCGTGAGTTTCAGCTTGCTGGCGGGTCAATGTGATGCTGAATTCTTTCTGGACGGCCTCTACCACTTGTGATGGCGTGTCGAAGCACGCCAAGGCCTGAACGATAAAGGCCTTCACGTCGTTGCTGAGGGCTGCCATAGGCTTTCATCCGTCCAGAGCCTGTCCAGAATCACGCCATCTTGAGCAGACAGGTTCCGCAGGCCCTCGAAATGTTTAGTTTGCCCACCTCGGCGGGTTTGTTTGCTGCATCCACCAACGCTTGAACGTCAGGGCTCGCGCCATAGCGGCGAACCACTCCGACGAACTCTTCTACGTCGTGACCGCGCAGCGTCAGGCTCGGTAGTCCTTCCTGGGTGAACTTGGGCGCGCCATACGCATCGAGCTTCTGAGCGATGTGGTAAAGCTCATGCTCCACCAGTGCGCAGAAGTCAGCGTCACTGCAATCTGCGCAGTAATCGGCAGCCAGGGTGATGAGGAAGGTTGGCACTTCGCCGAACCAGTCGAGCATCTGTTGCTCTTGCCGTGCCTTCTGCCAGCCCCCTGCGCGGAAGGCCACCTGCTCGGCTTGACCCAACACAGTCCGGCCCTGCTTCTCGAATGCAGCTGAGGCCCACAGAATGCGAATGGGTGCATCAATCAGGTGAGCATGGTCAGGGTTATGGATGCTGCCTGTGTCGGAGATGATGTGACCGGTGATCCATTCCCACACATCGGGCGCAGGTGTGAGTCGGATGCCAAGCATTGATAGATCCGACAGCTCAAGCAATGATGCCGGAGGTGTTGGCCTGTCCATGATTTACTCCGCGCCACGAAACGGGCGCATCTGTTTTCGTGGCGCGCTACTGGTTGGCTTTTTCGAGGACTTCGCCGGCTTTATCCGCCGCCTTGTCCGCCTTGTCCGCCGCCTTGCTCACACTGTCAGCAGCGGCTTCAACTTTGCCTGCCGCTTCCTTGGTGCTGTCAGCGAGCTTGGTCAGGCGAAGGTCGCGCTGCTTGAGCGCTTCGTCATACGCCGTCCGAACCTGTGTGACCTGATTGCTGTACCAGCTGGCAAGCGACCACTGTGAGGCGCCGAAGCCGAGAGAAAAGGATCCGGCAACGATCAACAGCGCGATGACCCATACCTCCACCCGGCGCCACCAGCGTCGAGCAATAAATTCCACTGCACATCTGTCCATCAGGCTGCTCCTCCAAGCGTGGACAGCCGCGCGATCTCCGCGCTCTGGCTTGCCACCTTATCTGTGAGTTGTGCGACCTGGCTGGTGAGGGCCTCGATCTTGCCCTCCATACGGCCTACTGCGGCTGCGAGTTCGTTGCGTTCTTTGGCGAACTGATCCGCTCGGGCGTCCGACTCTTTTCGAGCAGCCCGCTCCGAGTCGAGTAATTCATTCAGACGGCGGACGGTGCCGATGTCGGCGTTGTCCATGGCTCTGTCTGCGGCGTCCTTGGACAAGAACTTGCGAAGCCACAGGAAGCCACCCAGCAAAACGGTGCCCGTGCCGCCCAGCCAGGTAGCTGTGCCTGGGCCGAGGTCGGTTGGGTCCATTTCTACTCCGGGTACTAATGAGGCCCTCGCTGAACATGACGATCAGAGGTTCCGAGGGATTGGGGAAAGTTGCACATCCGGGAAAGCATCCAATGTAGGTAGCGGCTTTCCTCGGCGGTACAAAAAAGCCCGCAGCATGTACGGGCTTTTTCAGTAACTTCCAGGCGTATTCAGCAGGGTTTGAGGCCGACACCATCAGGCGCCGGCTTGGCCGAGGCCATCACGAAGTGGTTGCTGGATGCTCGCAGGTTGGATGCCAAGCTCTTGTCAGTGGCCTGACTACCCGTTCGCCACATGGCGAGAGTGAGCTCCAGACGCTTGACGCCGACGCTTGGCAGTTCGGCCAGCATCTGCACGGAGCGGAAGGCATACGACACAGGCTGAGCCAGTGCAGTCAGGGAGAAGCAGGACAGGCATGCGGCAAGCGCAAAGCCCAGATACATGGTGAGTTTCCGCATACGGCATTCCTCTCAGGTTGGTTTTTCTCACGACATAAAAAAGCCCCGCACTTGGCGAGGCTTCCGGAGCAAGTTGCCGTAGGCAAATTACTCAATGTGGCAAAATGATGCCCTCAGCCGCACGGGAAGTCAAGCAGCTTGATTCATCTGGTAAATCACCGCCCCGACTGGGCTCAGCGCCATCCGATCAAGGTCCTCACAGCAGTCGAATGTGAGGCGAATCATCCCCTCCCAATCACGCTCCCAATTGCAGGATTCAAGACGGCAACCGTACTCAGCCCACAACCAGCTGCGAAACCCTTCCGGCTTGATCAGCGGGTCATCATTCGCCGACTGTCCGCCTTGGTGCATGTAGCGATACCGACGCATGACGCCTTTCACCACGTACTCCAGCTTCTCGCGCTTGGCCGCGGTCATCCGTTTGGACTTCGAAACCACCATCCCGAATACGACCTCCTCCGCAGCTTCGCGGACATCATCGTCCTGATTGGCTGCATACATGTATTCACCGAAGACGCGGACCTGCGGGTGAAGCTTGGCGATCGCCGACTGGATGTGACCGGCCAGCGCGCTGTGCATGGCGCGGTTCGCCGTTGGCCCGCGCTCCGTGCTCTGGACCACAACACCGAGCTGAACTACGTCCGAGGTTTGCCCGGGCGCCGGGATGTAGGTGCAGTCATGCCATGCCTGCCGTGCTGAGTGAATTTTCATGCCTGCGCCCTCTTCAATTCTCTGGTCAGTTCCCGGTAGTGCGCGGTCAGCGCTTTCAGGTCGTCGATCGTGTATTTCTTCGGTTCGTGCGGGCCTTCCAGCCAGGCAACCTTCTCTGCCCCGATGCGCTGCACAAGGCTGATGCGGTAGTTCACGATGTCGCCGGACTTGTGGGTGTTACATGGCGAGCACTGCAGGTGGCAGTTCAGCGGCTCGAATCGCAGCTCAGGAGCGCTCGCTACCGTCCGATAGTGGCCGGCGTCGTTCTTACCCTGGTGGAAGCGACCGCAGCTTATGCACGGCTGCCCAGCGTCGCGGGCGCGCACCCAGGAGTTGAAAGCGATCTGCGTGTCCTTCATGTGATCCGAGCGGCTTTTCAGCTTCTCCTTGCGGACCTTGATTTCCTTGCGCTCGGCCTGGGCCAGTGACTTGCGTGCCTTGTCCTGATTCGCCGGAGCGATGGCAAGGCCGCACGCCCAGCCGCACACCTTCTGTCCCAGCTTGGCCGGGACGAACTTGGTGGCGCACTCTGGGTTGGCGCACGTCTTTTCCTTGCGTGCCGGCGGCGACTTCACAGCTGCCCGGGCGATCACAGGCCACCTCCGAATTGATGCGCGTCCGGATTCGAGCGGTAGCCGTGCTCGAGCAGAATCGCTGCGAGCCTTAAGAGGGCCTTAATGGTCTTCATGCGGCCACCTCGCCCAGCAGGTCGCTGAAGTACACGCCTTTACCGCTGAAGTCCGCCACGATGCGATCCGTGTAGGCGATCCCCTGGGCGCGATTGAACAGACTGGTCACCGGGAACCCATCTGGCCCGAGCAGCTTGCAGTCGCCCATCAGGTCGAACTTCTCCTCATAGCTGAGGTGCTTGGTGGTTCGGTGCCATGCTGCGCGGTAGTCCTCGTCCTCGTTGATGAGGATCTGGACGCCGTGATGAAGCTTGCAGTACTTGCGCGCGTCGCTGGCGTCGCCGATCTGCGTCATTTCCGCGATGCGCTTGTAGAAGGCGAACCACAGGGCGTTCTGATCCAGCGTGCGGTCCTTGCCCGGGCGCAGCGACACCACGACAAAGCGCTTGTCGCGGTACATTGCCGTCATGCGGGTGATTGCCTCGGTGAGTTTGGCCTGGCAGTTGATCGAGATCTTGTCAGTCATCGCGCACCCCCAAACCAGTACGTCTCACGGCCGTCGGAATGAACCTTTGAGCTATTCAGCAGGGTTTTGAGTTGGGACCAGGTCATGGCTGCTGCTCCTGCGCCATTGCAGCGTCGATGGTCTGATCCAAATCTTCGGCGCCACTTACTCGCTCTTCCGAAACAGATCCGAACTTGTCGGTGATGGTGGAAGTGCCAGCCATCCACTCGCAGTTTTCAACTTGCGTCTGCAGCCAACGATATCGACCGGCGTCCTTCCGAAGCGCGTCGTTTTCCGCCTCGAGCGAGTCTTTCTCGCGGCTGAGCTTGATAATGTCCTTCCACTGTTTTTTGTAGCGAGGCGCGTACTCGATGACGTCTTCGGCAAGGTCTTCAAGGCGCTCATCCCATGCCTTTTCGTCAGTGTTGGCTGCCGAGTACTTCAGGTTGTCGAAGACACACGCAACAGCGTCCTCGAAGGTTTCTATCGCACGGAGCCGCACGATCTCATCCGCCTGCGCCTGATTGTGCGAGGTCAGATCGTCGCAGCGCTTGCGGAGCACGTCAGCGCGGTGCATGCCGAGCTCGGACCAGTGCGCGGTTTCCTGAACCCAATCCGTCTTGTCGCTGAACTCCTTGTAGGCGGTCTCGAAGCGCTGGAGGCGTTCGACCTCGGCAAGCAGGCCTTGAGCGCAGGCATGGAATTGCATGCGGGAAAGCTCGCTCGACATCGCCAGATGCAGCGGCATCCCTATGATTCCTCTGGTTACCTCGCTCATGCTTTCACCGCCTTACCGAATGCAGTTCGGCAATCAAGGATCGCAGCGCCCGCAACATCGGAATTCGTGTAGTCGTAGTGGTTCGGCCAATCAATTGCCATCGAAGGGCGTGACGCCTGCCAACCCATCCATGCCGTGTACATCCCGAACGACTGATATTCGCCCGATGGCGACTTGCGCGCGCTCAGGCCGAGGTTTTCTTCTGCCCACTTTTCAAACTCTTCACGACTGCTCATCGAAAAAGCACTCCAACTGGCAACGGCTTCACCACCGTCTCAACTCTGTGCCCGGTGCCGACTGCGGCTACCAGGGTGATGGCTGCTATGCAGATCCAGATTCGGGAGGTGGTCATGGCAGGAGCTCCTTTGGCACGCTGACGGTGTCACCGAGTTTGTGGGCGACGATGGCGCGGCAGGCGGCGACGAGATACGTAGGTCCAAACGATCCGTACTCGTCGAACTGACGAGATGTGTCTGGCAAACCATCGTCGTTGCAGGGATAGGCGTAGATCGTCCCTTTGCGCTCGAAAGTCAGGTCGATCTGGTACTTCTCAATCAGCCGGCCGCCGTCTGCCCAGCTTGCAGATGGCTGGAAATTCGATACAAACCAGTTGCTCCACACATCCGCGCCGTCTCGATAACCGCTGCAGCTGAGGTAGTGCGGGTCGTATCTCACCCCCTCAACCTGCGCGACAGCCCAATCCAGCGCCGCGCCGGTCAGTTCCGCCGTCTCCACTTCTGCGAACTCAGTCATACGCACCCCCGGATCACAGTGACGTTGCTGGCAACCACATGATTGGCCCGCTTCTGCGTACCATCCCGACGCACAAGGCGCGCATCTGCTCCCTTGGTCAGCCTTACGATGTCTCGGTTGATCTCGACCACCTGGAAGCCTTCGGACTTGAGGGTGTTTACGGTTTGGGTTTGGATGGGGGTCATCACTTGCGCTCCTGAACCAATTGGTCGACGCAGGCAACCCAAGCGGATGAGCCCTGCTCCGTTGTCCTTGCGCAGATCTGCGCCAGTGATGGATCAGGGGCGATCAGATAGCCAAAGCCCACGCACACGGCCAGAAACAGCGACGCGATCAGAGCGCCCTGAATCGCAGGCCAGACATAACGATGTACTGCCATCACGAAGCCCTCTTCCCGAATTTCGCCATCAGCAGTTCGCGCGCAGACTTGCCGTCAGCGGGGATGCCTTGCTGGGTGATCCGGTATTGATTGATTTGCTCGGCCAGCTCGTCGGCCAGTTCAAGCTCAGTTTTTTGGCTGTCGTGGCCGATGCCGGTCAGGATCTTGCCGTCGAGTGGTTGCCCGGCCTGGGCACGGCGCAGAACGATCGTGTAGTTGCGATCGAACCGCTCACGAAGGCCCTTGTTGTCCTGCTTCGATGCGCGCAGGTCGAACAATCCGGTGGCCTCGGCAGCGATCCGCACCGCCTCGTGGCTGTAGGTGCCCATCAGCGCCTCAAGCCATGCGTCGGTAGAGACCGGCATGCCGAAGTCTTCAGGCCCGGGCGTGCACATGGCGATGAACTCGCCGACGCTGGGCGCAAAGGGCTTCTTGAGTTTGCGGCACTTCTGAATGCCGAACTCGATCTGCTCCAGTGTGCGGATGCCCTCGTCGGCAAACTCCTTGATCCATTCGGCCTTGGCGGCGTCCAGCGCCTCCGTAGAGGGCCAAGCCTGACGCCAAGCGGGAAAGATGCCCCGAAGCCTGCGGAACAGGTTGTTCACGACCTCAGCCGTCTCCAGAGAGACAACCACCGGCTCTGTCACCACTGCGGGCGGCAGATTGCCCATCGTTGCGATGAGCTGCGTTGCGGATTTCACTGGGGCACCATCAGGTCGCGAGCCCATTCGGTGCTGTCGAAGTCAGGCTCGCTAGCCGGACGACGTGCAGGGAACTGGCGAACATTGCTGGCGGATGCTTCGTCGCGCTTCACCCACTTGACCAGCAGGCTCACCCAAGCTGCTTGGGTTTCGAATCGGCCGGTCGCCGAGTAGTGGCAGACGAACGCGGCAGTGGCCTCTGGGGTGAAGCGGTCAACAGGGATCGCCATGCGCAGTGCGTAGGCTTTCAGCAGCTTCTGATCTGGCACCCAATCAAGGGTCATCTCGGTCGGGGACTTTGGGTCAGCCGGCTCGGACGAATTTTCATCGCTCGCGTGTAGAGTGTTGTGTTGATCTTCTCCATTCCCCATCCCTTCCCCTTCCCTTCCGGGGGTGAGGGCTCTCCTAACATTCGACGACTCCTCGTCGAGTACTCGACTACCACTCGGCGAGCTTTCGTCAGGGCCTACGATAAAAGCCGGATATTTGAAGGTGCGTTTGTCGATTTTCTGGTGCCGCCAACCCCGCACATGCAGGTAGGTTTTTCCTTCGACCGAGTAGAGAGCGATCAAGTCGGATGACTTCAGCTCACCCAGCAGGCCGTCGACCGACTCAGCGGTGATATCGTCACCAGGGAATACGAGGGCCTTAATGGTCCGAGGCGACAGCGGGTGATTGCCGCCGTCGTCACAGAAGTTCCAGATGCCGATGAACAGGAGGCGAGCCAGCGGCGTGCAGGACATTACCTGCTCGCTCGACCAGAACTCCGGCTTGACAGTGCGGATACGTGCCATCACGCGACCCCCTTGAGTTCTTTGTCATGCGTGAAAAGGCCGTCCCACGTTTTCTTCATGGGCAATTCGTTGTTCAGGTAGAGCTCGTAGAGGCGGATAGCGCCCTTCTTCAGCAGCACTGGCGTATAGGTGAAGAAGGCGTCTTTGCCGTGAGGGGTGACTTCGTGCGCGTGCTCGGTCATGTACTTGTCGCGGGCATAGGACGCCACACGCCAGCGCACGCCGGTCTTGCTCTCGTTGTAGAGCCAGCTGCGACCCTCAAGAGCCCCTCCGACTTGCATGACGTTCACGCCATTCAGCTTTTTGCAGAACTGCGGCGCAGTCATGCCTTCCTGGAAGAGGTTTTCCATCTGGTGGATCTTGGTCGCCTGAGCCTGATTCTCGACACTGAGCAGCAGCTGGGCTTTTTCGGCAGCCTGCTTCTTCTCAACTTCATCCGCCCAGGCGCGAGCGGCGGCAGCGGGATTGGAGAAATCCGGAAGCGTGGCAATAACTCGCCCGCCTTCCAGTTCGTGCCAGCGCTTGATTACGGCCATGCGCATTGCCGCGCTGTAGCCGGTCAGAAGGCAGTCGGTGTGCTCGCGGTCTAGCAAATACTCGAGCTGCTCGCGGTTCATGCTGTCAAAATAGATAGCACGGAAACCCGTGACATCTTCTTTGAGGTCGGAAAGCATTTTTTCTACGTCATTCTTGACGTGAAAGTGACGCTTGCCCGTCAGGTCGGCGATTTCCCTGGATGACATTGTGCGCGCCACGTTTCCGTAGATCGCATTTCGTGGCGCGGGTTGGTGGGTATTGCCTTGTGCTTGGATTTGCATATAAGATCCGTCCCACAGAAGTGTTTAAGAGAGCCGGGTCACTACCCCGGCTTTTTTTCGTCTTGGATTTGGCAGAGGCCCTCTGGATTACCCTTAAGAGTCCCTGCCTGAGGCCCTCATTGGGGTAACCAACTGAAGGACCGTTGCCTTCTTCCTGCCAACCTCTGAAAGCGCACCGTTGGCAATGGCCGCTTCCATCATTTCGTTGATAGCTCGGCTGAAGCTCCAGCCGTTTTGATGCATCAACCCCTCTACTGCCTGCCGCGTCTGAGGCGGCAACTTTTCCAGTTCAATGGTCATTCGGGACTCCATAGGCCCGTCAGCCCGCGATATCTTCTTGCTTGTCCTGCATCAGCTCCTGGATCACGCCGTTTGCTACGGCCCATTCGATGATTTCGTAGAGATAGGTCGCGTGCTGCATGCGGGTTTTGGTTGCGGCTTTACGCAAGATCCGATCAAGCACGGGTTCGAAACGAACCTTTACCGGGATGGCGCGCTTCTGATTGGGGTCCATGTACATGCTTCGTTTTCCTCTGGCTGATGAAGTGGGTTTAAGCGGCAGATTTCTGAACTGCTTCAAGCAGAAGGGCTTCGATAGCCTTCCCGGTTTCGTAGCGAACTCCGGCCCCTTTGCTTGCGCGATGGATCGTCGGTTGAGTGGTACCGATCCGGTCAGCGACGGCTTTTTGGGAAAAGCCGTACTCGAACAGGCTGTTCAGCATTTCTTGTACGGTCATAGGGGCCTCCAATTCGGCAGCGTATTGGTCGCATGATACGCAGGCGTATTGCAACAGGCAATACACTTGCGTAATACGTTTTCTTATTGGTGAGTGATGCACATCGGGGATCGGATATTTTCCGAAATGAACGCGAAGGGTTGGAGCGAGGGCGAGCTTGCACGTCAGGCTGGAGTGACTCAGCCGACTGTGCATCGCATCATTACTGGTGAATCGAAGTCTCCAAAGAGGGATAACGTCGAGCGGATTGCCAAGGCGCTTCGAGTGCCCAGTAAATGGCTGTGGGACGGCGGCCCTCGTCCTGATCTAGTTGGGGTGTTCGACGCCAACGTCGAGCCTGCAGGCGGGCCGACGCGCTACTACGAGTATCCGGAAATCAGCTGGGTGCAGGCCGGCGCAGCCAGGGAGGTTTTGGAGTTGTCGAACGTTGCGGCCAGCGAGATGCACCCTTCTGACGCATGGGCTGGGCCAAACGGATTTTGGCTAAAGGTCAGAGGGCCATCAATGACATCCCCCAACGGCATGTCGTTTTCGGAGGGAATGGTGATCCTTGTTGCGCCCGAATCAGATGTCGAAAGCGGTCAATACGTCGTTGCAAAGATGGTGGAAACTAACGAGACCACCTTTAAGCAGTTTGTGTGGGATTCGGGCCGGGCTTATCTAAAGCCACTGAACCCCGCCTTCCCTACCGTAGAAGTCGACGGCGAATGGGTGATCGTCGGAAAAGTTGTTGATGCAAAGTGGCCGAGATCGGTACTCGCCTGACCCATCCAAGACGAATTAGAATACGAGGACAGCATGAGCGATAAGGATGATGCTTCATTTGTAGAGACTGGCGATTCGCTGCGACATAATCAAGGCAGGGCTCTCAAGGTCCCTGGCGATGCCCTCGTTGACTACCTGAACCGAATGAGCCCGGATAATAAATGCTCATTTTGTTATGAGGGGGAGTATGCAGTAGTACCTGGAACTGGCGGCTCAACTGCTGGAGTAGTTGCCACCCCTGTCCCTCATGTTCAGCATCTCGGAGTCTGGTTCTATCTGGCGACTTGCAGGCGCTGCGGGCATACCGTGTTTTTCAACGCGCCCTTTGTTCTTGCAGCGATGGCAGTGGATAGGTGATGGAATTAGCTCTTCGCTACTTCGATTTCTACGACCTAATGGATCGGGGGCAGGTCGCTGACGGTGAGACAGCTCGACGATACGGCAGTGATTACCTGCCAATTGATAACGTTGACACGTCTGAGCCTGTGCTTGCACTAGGGCCTGTGTATACTGAGATCTTGATCAAGGAAAACGTCACAATCATGAGCGCCTTCAGGAAAGACCTTTTCGTCACAATTACCCTCCCCGTGCTGCTTGCAGCGCTAGGGTCAGTGGCGTTGGGCTTGACTGCTTACACTCATATTGACACTAAGCTGGACGCCGCTAAGGCTGAGGCTTCTAGTGGCCTTGACCACCTTGGCGATACCTTACGACAAGAGCTACGAGCAGATCGAGAAGCGCGCGCTAAGGAGTTTGAGACAATTCGCTCGGAAATGCGCGAAGACAGGAAGGACATGAGAGACACGATAAAGGCCTTGTCCGACAGGCCATGATTTACAGACCATCCCTAAAAGCCCGGCCCCGCGTCGGGCTTTTCGTTTTCATCCCCCGTCTGCATACTGCATTGGTCACCAGCGTAAGCTGGCAGAAGTCCTGATCCCACCAGGTTGACCAGGCAAGAGCCCGCCACTGAGCGGGCTTTTTTGTGCCTGCGTGAAAAATAATACGCACGCGTATTGACTCACATAATACGCCCGCGTATTGTTCACCCATCGAAACGAATCAGCCCCTACCAAGGGCCTCACGGATCGATCTGCTCTTTAAAAATCTAGACCGCCAAGCCTGCAGGCATAGCAGGCCATCAACCCAGCAGGGCTCTGATGCAAACAGGTGTGACGGCCATGAAGCTGTCATTCAAGCGACACGCAGGCCGCAAACGAGGGCGGAAGCGTGATACCGGGTGAGCGACCGGGGCCTGATTTGAAAAACAGATTTCCTCAATGGCCTTGCACGCAGGGCCATTCGGGAAGCAGCATAGAGTGACTATTCAGGAGGTTTTATGAACAAGAAGGAATTGGCCGGCATGGCGCCGGAGTTGCTTGAAGCGCTTGAGAAACTCTACGCCGCTTACGAGGCATGGATGATCGCCGAGTACAACACCTGGTCGCCGGAAGACGCAGGTGATCCTGCGGTGATGGCAGCCAAAGCGCTGATCGAAAAAGCACGCAGTACGTAACCACGCCGAAATAAGCCAGGCCCGCCGAGTGCGGGCTTTTTTGTGGGCGCAGTTCAGGCCCAATAATTGGAGCACCCCATGCCAACCCTCCCCTCACCCCCACAAGCATGGGGACTGCTGACAGCAATACTTTCGCTGCACGCCCTCGCGCTGGGGCTGATGGTGGCTTGGGCTTGATTTCTCATGCCGCTTTGATGAGGCGGCATCGGAAATCAACGGAGGCAAGACGATGGGACTTGATTGTTCACATGATGCATTTCACGGCGCATACAGCGCGTTCAACTCATTCCGGCAGGCGGTTGCCTTTGCTATTGGCGGGAGCTTCCCGCCGCACTACAAGCGTGACGAGAAAGGTAGCTTTCTGCGTGACGAGGCAGACAAGCTGATTCGCGACACAAGCTTGGATGATGAGTCGGTCTATACGGGCGATGACTACACGCAGGAAAAATACCCTGGACTCTTTGAGTTCCTGTCACACAGCGATTGTGATGGTGAGATATCGCCAGAGATGTGCAAAGCAGTGGCTGATGATCTTGAGCCTCTTCTTGAAAAAATGCCGGATGAGTGCTTCGGACATATCGCTCGTGATGGCGGCTATCGCCAGGTTCTCCAGAGATTCATTGATGGTTGCCGAGCTGCTCACGCTGCTGGCGAGCCTTTGGACTTCCACTGAATCATCCTCCTGCGCATTCACAGAGTGCGCAGCGGGATGCGGGACGCCAACTCCGCACATGCGGGCCACCTTGCATCGAAATCGCCCGACCGAGGGAGCTCTTAAGTCGGGAGGAAATGGTGACGGCCGTGGAATTCGGCGCCGGATCGACGTGACCGGTAACCCAAGGAAACCGTGGGCAACGGAACCAGCCAGAGCGCTACGGTCACCTTCTTGACTGATGTTCGCCGGCCAGTTGAAACGACCATGTGGGTGCCGCCACTGCGGATAAGCCTGTGTGAATCGACGATCTGGTGCGTGATCTGGCCCGGTCACCTTGCTGGAGCTTTTTAGCTGCGAAGGCGAGGCTGTATCGGGGTGTGATCTGAAAAATGCGCAGGCGATGCGCTAAGCGCGACGGGTAACCGGGTTCCTAGGCCGGGTGACCGAAGCGTGACCATGTAGCTCAGTTGGTAGAGCGGCCTCGCAAAAGGCGCGTCGGCGGTTCGATTCCGCCTGTGGAAGTCGGTTCGCTGCCGGCCAGATCGCACCCCAATGCAGATTTAAAAGGTAGCCACTGCCTTCCCAGTGAGCGAGCAATAGGAGATTGCGATGAGTGAAGACGAAAAGTTGCTCATGCTGGCGGCGAAAGCCGAAGGGCGCGAACCCCCAATTGATGCAAATGGCGTTTGGAGCGCATGGGTTGGTAGCCCTGAAAGCGGTCATTGGTGGAATCCGCTGGAAGACGATGGCGATGCGCTGCGACTGGCGATGAAGCTACGAATGACCGTCGAGCAAAGTATGTTCGAGATCAAGTCTTCAGCGTTTATCCCCCAACGAACGACTAGATCATTTTTCAATTCGGTCAGCGGAAACGTCACTAGAGACAAGGCAACTCGTCGCGCCATCGTCCTTACTGCTGCTGCGTTTGCCAAAGCCACCGCGTAACACCCCGCCTACACCCACCCCCACCGAACATATCGCACTGCCCATCCTCCGCTGCCTATCTGGCCGATCGCGTTCTTGGCTTGGGCAGTGCCGTGTGTTTGGTCAACCAGCAAGGACCACGCAAATGGCGAAAGAGCTCGTAGGGCACATCTGCCGCCTTTGCGGCGGCGCCTTCCAAACACGGCCGAAGGCAAAGAAGCATGTAATTCGAGCTCACGCCGAGAAGGTCACTCACCGACACGGCCCAGGCCAGCACGTCGATTATCTCTGGATTGAAAACAGCCCGTGGAGGCGATCATGAATGCATTTGCGAAAGCGCAGTTTGAGTATGACAACCGCCTCCCGGTGGAGCATGACGAAGATCCCGCCGTAACCGAGTGGATCAACTGCAACGCCAGTCGGTTGATGGATGGCGAGACGGTCACCTGGGGCTACAGGAAGTCGGACAAGGGCCAGGTCAAGGCCGACGAGTTCTACACGGCAGTGCAGGAACACCTGACGTCGCGCCAGATCGACGGCGAGGACCAGCGTGACGCATTCGCCCGGCTGGTCGTTGCGAATCTGGTCTGGGGCCACCGCATGGACGGCCGCGAGCAGGCGCAGTACCTGATGGGGCCTAAGTCGGCCCTCAAGGACATCGCGGTATCGCTGTTGCAGCCTCACGCAGCCAGGGCAGTCGCGCTGGACGCCGAGTACATGCGCCAGTCAGAGGAGTGCGGATTTTGAGCCCGCACGTTTTGATCGGCCGTTACCTCGACGACATCGAATCTGGCGACAGGCCTGTCCTCTACGAACACCTTGCCGAGAAATGCATCGTCGACCACTTCATGTCCGGCGCGATCGACGCCGAGGAATTCCACTACTACTGCGAGCGCTTTCGCCGTGCTGTTGGGCGTGCCGTGGTGCAAAACGCAAGGAGAGCAGCATGAGCCAGCCAATCGTCAAATCACTGATCGACGATCAGATCGCCGAGATTGAGCGAAGCCTCGCGATCATCGGCGCCGGCCTTCCCCGCGAAATGCCAGTCGCCCATCTGCCACCGAAGCTGGTTGAGGCAGTAAAGGCCGGGCGGATCAGCGTGAGGCCCCGGCAGTGACCGCCACCCAGCGCCGTCGCCGCCTTATCTTCTGGCGCGGATCGTTCCCGGTCCTCGCAGCCTTCACCGTCCTGATGATCTCGCTGTCCCTCGCTGACCGAATCACGCAATAACCCCCACCCTATTCAATCGCAGCGCCCCGGCACACGGATGGCGCGGGAGACTCACATGCAAAATACACCTGTCGAAGTATTCGTCGCCGAAGGCTTCCCGGTACGAATCACACCTGAAGTATTGGCCGCTGCGTTCTGGGGCATGGATTGCGTCCAACAGGCCGACTTCTTCCAGGCCCTCGCCAAACGCATTGAGCAGGAAAGCCCAGAGGCTTATGGCTTCGGTGAGTTGCAGTGGTGCGGGCTGAAGCAAGAGCTTCGTCAACCGGGCCGCGAGCTCGCAAACCAAATGCACATGGCTCTTTCCGCGTTCGCTTACGACTTCTGGCCTCAACAGCCTGAAGGCGCCCGCACTGGCTTGTAACTGGAGATCATCATGTCTGAGAAAAACCTCAGCATCTGGAGCCAGGTCGAGAAGACCGACACCAGGTTCACGAAAGAAGCCAAGGTCGGCGGCCAGAACATCACCAGCCTTAACGGCACGGCGATGATCATGAAAGCCACCGAAGTGTTCGGTCCGGTCGGCATCGGCTTCGGCTGGAAGGTCATCGAAGAGCGCTTCGACAAGGGCGCAGAGATGTTCAGCGGTGAAGGCGACAAGCGCGTCAGCCTCGGCTTCGAGCTGAACCACACGATCAAGATTACCTTCTGGTTCAAGCACGAGGGTGAGCGCGGCGAGCTTGAGCAGTACGGCTGCACACCCTACCTGTACAAATCGAAGTTCGGCACCACCACCGACGGCGAGGCGCCGAAAAAGTCCCTCACGGACGCCATCAAGAAGTCCCTGTCAATGCTCGGCTTCAGCGCTGACGTGTTCCTGGGCTTGTTCGATGACCGCGACTACGTGGACCAGCGCCGCGACGAGGTCCTGATCGAGCAGGCGGTGGACAGGGTTGCAGAAGAGGAGCGTCAGAAGCAGGAGCGCCTCGACTTCATCGCATCGGTTATCAAGCACATGAGCGAAGCCAAGACACCGAACGAGCTGAAGAAGATTCATGACTCAGCGGTTCGCCAGTTGGCCGCACGACGCGATGACAAGGCCGTCACCCGCATTGCTCGCGAGTACGAAGAACAGAAACCCCGCTTTGATAAGGAGGCTGCGTGATGACTGCGCTCTACCAGATCAGCAAGGAATTTCAGGAGCTCGCCGTTCTGGCCGAGACGGCCGACGAAGACTTAGCCGTCGCCATCCACGACACGATGGGCGCCATTCAGGCCGAGTTCGAGGACAAGGGCAAGGCGATCGCCATGCTGACGCTCAACATAGACGGCGATCTTGAGGCTATCCAGTCGCAGATTGACCGGCTCACCGAGCGCAAGCGGATCATCAACAACCGCAAGGAATCGCTCAAGGAGTACCTGCGCACGAACATGGAGGCGGCGGGCATCAGCAAGATCAGTCATCCGCTGTTCACCATCAGCTTGGGCAAGGGCAAGCCGGTTGTCGTCATCGACAGCGAGCGCGACATACCTGACGATTTTATACGCACGAAAGTGACCAGCGCACCGGACAAGGCTGAGATCGCCAAGGCCATCAAGGAAGGTGTTGAGGTGCCGGGCGCTCACAGCGAGATCGGCAAGTCATCAATCAGCATTAAGTGAGGTTGCCATGGCAGTTTCCCTCGAATTAAGCATGGTCCAACAGAATCGCGCCCTCTCCGCTCAACTGGAGGCGGCCACAGAAGAGTTTGAACGCAATGGCGGGGTGATCGAGCGCCTGGAGCTGAGAACGTTTGCCAAGCCGATCTTCAACAGTGAGGTCATTTCGCCCAGCGCCAAGCTCAGTAAAGCGGTGAACATCCAGAAGTCGGAGAAGGCCACCGCCTTCGAGCGAGGCATCGCGGAAAAGCTGAAATGCTACGTGCACCTTGGTGTAGCGGTGGCAGCAAAAGACCTGGGCCTTGGCACTCGCCGGCTGAACTTCATCGCGAGCAATTACGGCATCGTGTTCAAGAGCCACGGGCACCGCAGCGCAGTCGCCGACAAGGAGAAGCACGAGGCCCTTCTGCTGCCCGATGTCAAACAGGCAATCTCCGAAGGTGCTACGCAGCAGGACCTGATCCGACGGTTTGGCATTGCAAAATCGCGACTGGTCAAAATGGCAAAGACCCACAACTTCAACTTGCCCGGCCTGGTGGACGAGGCAGCAGATCGCAAGCTGATCGACCGCATCAAGGCTTTCGCCGAATTGGGCGTGCCTAGAACCACGTGTGCCCGGTGCATGCAGATCAGCCAAAAGAAGCTGTGGCGGATTATCGACATGTACGCCATTCACTACCCGGTCAAAGAACGGCGCGCGGAGGCAGTATGAAGAAGCGCAAACCCCACAACCTCCGGGCGAGGATTGAACGGTCATGCCGCGCCATCCTCAGCACCAACCACGTCTGCGTCGTGAACATAGATCCAACCGGCCATCAACAGATGTTCAACTGGAAGAGCGTCAAGCGGATCACTTCGCGGCAGGTTCTGGACGCGATCTTTGACGTCCCGCACAACTGGACGATCTACATCAGTTGCATGTGCATGCGCCAGGACGGAAGCGAGTACCTGAAATCGGTCGAGATCGCGCCGATGGGTATGTACCTCGCAAGCCATCTGACCGACACGATCGAGCACTACTACACCGAGTTGCGTGCCAGCTGCAATGCTCAGCACCTGGTGGCTTACGGCTGGATAGCGATCCCTTCCGCCATATCCCTGGACGAGGATCAGGCCGCAAGGGTGTTCAAGGCCGCGGGCGCATGGAGTCAGACCAAGGTGGCGGCGTGAAGCGCATCAGCACACGCGTGGCGCAGCGCCGCCGGCAGGAACACATCCACCTCCCCGCAAGCGGATTGAAGGAGCCAGTTCATGGCAATGACCCAACAGCAGCGCGACGAGAAGGCTGCGCTGAAACGCAAGTCAGTTGGCGAGGAAGAGCTGAGGTTGCGAGTTCGGCCGGGTACCAAGCAAGCCCTCGCTGAGCTGATGGCTTGGGCTGAGATCGAGGAGCAAGGCGAAGCGCTGACAGTGATGATTCACCGGCTTCACGAATTAGGGCCTGATCGGGCCCGGCCATTACTGCTCGTGCCGCGCCACGAATACCGACCTTCCAGAACCGTGGCGCGGCTTTTCGCTGAGAAAAGCATGTTGATTATCGGCAAGGACCCGGGCGACGAGATCATCAGCCCGGTGATGCAGGCGTAACACCACTACGCCGGTGTCACGCAGGCATAACGCCGGTGTGGACGAACCCGAACTGCCAGGGGCTAACCCTTATGGAAACATCTACGCCTGACGGCCGTGAATATCTCGGTCGAATGGACCACGGTTTAACGAATTGCGGCCGCGTCGTTATGAGCCGCTGGGACCAGCCTGAGCGCAGTGACAACGCCGCAGACCTCGGACGATTTATCAGCGATGTTCGCCTCAGTGGACTGACCCACACAAGTGCTGAGCGTTTCCGTGGCGACCCTATGCCTGATTGGGTTGGTCAGTCTAAGTGCGGTGATTTGAATTGCCGCTGTCAAAAGTACTGTTTGGCGGCGGACTGATCACACCTGCAGCGCATCAACCGCTGCCTCGATGGCAATCACAGCCTGAGAGCCAATATGCGGCCGGACATCTGATTCAAGCAGGCACGCCGCAACGGTCTCTGTGAGGTCATCGGGATCAATACCCCGCTTCCTGATTTCGGCCAATACAAATATCAGTGCCGTTTCCAGCGCCAACTCTCTGTCTTCGCTCATGACCGTATCCCTTCCTGTGGAGCGGTAAGCGTAGGCCATTTTTCCCATCGCATGGAATCGAACCATGAGTCAGCAGCACCAGATTCTGGTCGGCGATTGCATCGATATGATGCGGACGCTGCCGGACCAGTCCGTTCACACCTGCGTGACCAGCCCGCCGTACTTCGGCTTGCGGGATTACGGCGTCGAGGGCCAGATCGGCCTGGAGGAAACGCCCGCCATGTTCATCGCGCGATTAGTCGCCGTGTTCCGAGAAGTGCGCCGAGTACTCCGCGACGACGGCACGATCTGGGTAAACATGGGTGACAGCTACGCAGGAAGCTGGGGAGCCCAAGGCAGGCCTCAAGGTGATGGGCAGATGTCCGGGCGCAGCGTGACGTCCGCGCGGCAGATCAACGAACACCCGCGATTCAAATCGGGCACCGGCGTGCGCGGTCGCGAGATGGGAATGAAGTCAAAGGACCTTATGGGTATGCCTTGGCGGCTCGCTTTCGCGCTGCAGGACGATGGATGGTATTTGAGGCAGGACATCATCTGGAACAAGCCAAACCCGATGCCTGAGAGCGTGCGAGATAGATGCACCAAGTCGCACGAATACATCTTCCTGCTGAGCAAATCGAAGAAGTACTACTTCGACCAGCCCGCCATTGCAGAAGATGCGTTAGAGCCGCGAGGCCCTGGCAACGTATCGCCCATAGAGGCACTGCCGGGAGAGCGGCCCACAGAAAATTCGAATATCCGTGGCTCGCTTCACAAAATCGGGCCGCGCTTCACCCGAAATAAGCGGAGCGTTTGGACGGTGGCCACGCACAGTTTCAAAGGCGCCCACTTCGCTACCTTCCCGCCTGACCTGATCCGGCCTTGCATTCTCGCCGGCGCGCCGCGCGGCGGCGTCGTGCTGGACCCGTTCGGCGGCGCCGGTACCACGTCGCTGGTTTCGATGCAGGAAGGCCGTCGTTCGATCATCTGCGAGCTGAACCCTGATTACGCAGCCATGGCTCGCGCTCGCATAGAGGCTGCCTGGCTGGATGGCGCCGCGCAGATGGACGTCTTTCACGACGCGCCCCCGGCGGCCTGACTTATCCCATTCCCACCTTTGAATCACGCCACTGGCGAGGATCAGCAATGCAGATCGACTACGGCTCAGTCTGTTCCGGCATCGAGGCCGCGACAGCTGCCTGGCACCCGCTGGGCATGACACCGGCGTGGTTCGCCGAGATCGAACCCTTCCCGTCAGCGGTGCTGGCCCACCATTACCCGCAAGTGCAGAACCACGGCGACATGACCAAGCTCGGGGCCCTGGTGCTGGCCGGTAAGATCAAGGCGCCAGCGGTGCTCGTCGGCGGCACACCCTGCCAAGCGTTCAGCGTGGCCGGTATGCGGCAAGGCATGCTGGATCCGCGCGGCGCACTCACCATCAAATATGTGGAGCTTGCAGATGCAGTTGACCATGTTCGAACAGCCCGCGGCGATGACGAGTGTGTCGTCGTCTGGGAAAACGTTGTCGGCGTCCTCAGTGACAGATCCAACGCCTTCGGATGCTTTCTTGCGGCGCTTGCTGGGGAGGACAGCGAATTGCAGCCAGCAGGGGGTAAATGGACGCACGCTGGTTGTGTGTATGGACCCCGACGAACAGTCGCGTGGCGGGTACTTGATGCCCAATATTTCGGCTTGGCCCAACAACGGCGCCGTGTGTTCGTTATCGCAAGTGCTCGAAGAGGATTCGATCCATCCGAGATACTTTTTGAGCGCGAAGGCAAGCGCCGGGATACTCCGCCGAACCGCGGCGAGGGGCACGATTTTGCCGGACATGCTCCTTTCGGCGCTGCATTGCAGTGTGGGTGCGGATATCTCTTCGAAGAAGAATGCGGGGCCTGGGGATGCGCAAACTGCGAGGGCGATGAAGGCCCTGCCGTAAGCGTGCTGGCTGGCGTGCCGGCTTACGGCGGCGATCGCAAAGAATCGCTTTTCCGCGCTGGAACACTGACTGCTCATGGCATACGCCATGACTTCGCCTCGGAAACGTTCATGGTTCACCCGGAGCAAGCCTATGCGTCTGGCCTGCTTACACCTGCTGCGGGCCGCGTTCGGCGGCTTACACCCATTGAGTGCGAGCGGCTTCAGGGCTTCCCCGACGGCTACACGCTGATCCCCTGGCGCGGCAAGCCCGCCGGCGAATGCCCAGACGGTCCGCGCTATAAGGCGATCGGCAATAGTAAGGCCGTTCCCGTCGTGCGCTGGATCGGTGCGCGCCTCCTCGAACAAATCTGAATCCATCGCGGCGCCATCTGCAGAGGCCATCCCATGCCCGAACCCATTGAACCCGTCCCGCGCGTCTCGGCCACCGTATTCCCCGGCCTGGACGGCAATCACCGCATCAGCCTTCACTGGTTCCATCAGATTCATCTGACACCCGCTGAAGCGCTGACCATTGCACGAGAAATCAACCAATACGCCATCGACGCCATGCGGGCTGACGGTGAGCGGGAGGAAGTAAGCCATGAATCAATGTAAGCGTTTGAGCGATTGCCCGGCGGATCGGCTGGCTCAGTGTCGTGGCGAAGCTGTGCCGCCTGCTGGCGATGTGGAAGTGTTCAGCATGAAATACGGCGAGAGGCCGACCGAGGGAGATGGGCAGCTTATTCGTCATGCCGATCATCTTGCTGTCGTCACCCGCCTGACCGCCGAGCGTGACGGGCTGAAATCATCCGAAGAATTGCTTCGGGCTGAGTTGGCATGGTCGGAGAACGACTGTCGCGACCTCATGAAAGAGCGTGACGGGCTGCTGGCGGATGTGAACGCACTTACAGAGCACAGAGACGAGCTGAAGATGCAGCGCGACCGCTGGGTGAGGATGCACAACAACCTTCAATCCGAACTGACCAAGGCGCGGGAGTTGCTGAGCGCCAACGCTACAGACTTCGAAGGCATCCGGCGTGCTTTGGCATCTTTCCACAAAGAGAATCAGGAACAGTGGTGCGGATATCTGGATGACAGCCTTGGCATCTGCCTTTTCCGCATAAAGGAGATGGCTGCATATCTCGCCATCCCCATCGCCCACAACGCCGACGAGAGCTGCGGGCAAGATGCAGAAGCGGCGAAGGGTGGTGAGTCAATCGGCGCCAAGTGCTGGTCATGCAAGCAGCCTGTAACGCTCATGGAATGGGTCGAGACCGATGGTCAATGCCCGCACTGTGACGCCGAGATAGACGAAGCAGAGGGATTGAAACCATGACCAACAACACACAGCTGTTGAATTGTCCGTTCTGCGGCACCGATGACGTTGATCCGACTGGTGTCCTGAATGGCGACGAAACCCGCTCGCCAGAGTGCATGGGATGCGGCGCCACCGCCCCGACCGTAGCTACTTGGAACTGTCGCATAACCGCCCCTGCCGAGGATGTCCGCGCAGTGGTGGAGGAGCCGGTGGCGTGGATGCAGTTTGATGGCGAAGGAAATAATGATTTCACCGACGACCACGAAACCGCTGAACGCTGGGCAAGGAACAACGGACCGAAATACGCGGACTGGTTGACGCCGCTCTACCGCCAACCGCAGCGCCCGGTCGTGTTGCCGGAGCGCAAGCCGAAGACCGAACTCGGCATCTACAGACTTGAGGATGAAGGCTACAACGCCTGCCTCGACGATATCGATCGCCTGAGCAAGTAACCCCGCCGCCCGTTCGGCCCCACCCTATCCCTATTGCCTGCTGCGTATGCGGCGAGGACGAAGTCATGCTCACAGAAAAAGAACTTGAGGATCTGCAAGCGGAAGTTAACCGGCTTTCAGGCCGCCACAGCTCAGCCGTCCAGATTGAGGCAGCACCGGTGATCCGCGACGAGAACGGATTTTCCCAGCACCCCGATCTGCCGGACTTCGATGAGGGCGACGGCGAGAAGTGCAAAGCGTGGATTGCCGAGCAGGAACTGGAAGTTGCGATGGTCAGCCTGGAGGACCACAGCGACGAAGCGATATCTGATCGGTACTTCGAGGCCGGCGACCCAGACTGCAGCTATTGGGAACCGGACCGACCAGAGGGTGAAGGTTGGTTCTGCCTGGCGATTCACGACACTGACGACGGCCCCGTGTGCTGGTGGGCTCGCCCCTTGGTGACCCCATGAACCTGATCGACTGCTATGTCACCGAAATCCTCGGCGCGCCGTACCGCAAGTTCGGTTGCTGGTGGGTTGATGTGGAGTACGTCAGCGAAGGTCGCCCCGGCAAGTCCAATCTGATGTTCAAGACCGAGGCCGCCGCAAAGGCTGTCGCGATCGGTCACGTCTTCCAGTCCTAACCCCTTCCCCATCTATCCACATGCCTGCCGGTGTACGGCGGGCGAGGACTCATCGTGCCTACGATAATCGTCACGACAGTAATATCTACCGCTTTTGAGGTTCCAGAAGGCCTGACGATCGAACAGATTCGCCATGCCGCGCTGTCGGACCTCTGCGAGATGGAGGAAATCACCGACGAGGTGGTTGCTCACCATGACCGGGTTATGAATAGCGCCTTCATTGGCGACGCGGTATCCAAAAGCTGCTCAGTCGAAAATGCGATCACCGAACCACTCAACCCCGCATAGACCCCGGACGGAGGTAGCCAACATGAAAACGGCATTTTTGCTGATGGCTCAGTACAACGGGATGGCGATCATTCCGCTTGAGCGGGTGTGCGCTGATTACTTCAGCCACCTGACGCCTGAGAAAATGAAGATGAAGGTGGCGGCCGGCGAGATTGACCTGCTGCTGGTGAAGATGGAAAGCAGTCAGAAGTCGGCGCGCGGTGTTCATCTGAACGACCTGGCCGCCTACCTGGACGAGCAGCATTCGAAAGCTCGATCTGAACACAACAAGTTGATGGGCCGAAGCCTTCGACGCGTGTCGTAAAATCCCGCCAAACGCCCTTTCTCATGCGCCACTGCTTGATTTTCGCTACAGCAAGCAGTGAATGCGCCGTAAGTTACTGATCTATCGGCGTTTATTAATCCAGTAGATCCGATCCATCATCGGGGCAACAGAAAACCTCCTACATACCGGATCTGCTGGGGTAGCGTGGTTTTCTGCTTGTCTTGCCTGCATTTCAGAGACTCTCATTCGCTTCGGTTTGACGCCGTTTTCGCTTGTTTCCGAATGACCGTTGCTACAATGTAGCAAGCCAAGTCAGTCGTGTAGCAAATTCATGGGCACTATTACCCTTCGCAAGCGCCAGGACGGATCGTCGGCATATACCGCGCAGATCCGCATCACGAAGAAAGGCGCGACAGTTTATCAGGAAAGCCAGACGTTCGAGCGCAAGGCCACAGCCCAGGCGTGGCTGAAGAAGCGAGAGTCGGAGTTGGCTGACCCGGGCGCCATCGATAAGGCGAACCGCAAAGGTCACACCGTCAAGGACATGATCGACCGCTATCTGGACGAGTATGAAAAGCTGCGCCCGCTCGGCAAGACCAAGCGCGCGACACTGAAGGCCATCGGCGAAAGCTGGCTCGGCAGGCTGGCGGACAAGGACATCAGCAGCCAGAAGCTTGTCGAGTACGGCCTGACGCGGATGGAAGCCGACGGCATTCAGCCGCAGACCGTGGGCAACGATCTGGCTCACCTCGGCGCGGTGATGGCAGTGGCACGCCCGGCGTGGGGTTATGACGTTGACCCCATGGCAATGCCTGACGCACGGCGTGTGCTGAAGAAGATGGGAGCTGTCACGCGCAGCAAGGAGCGAGACCGCCGACCTACAAAGGATGAGATCGAAACCATCCTCAAGTACTTCGAGGAAATGCGAGATCGCCGAAAGCAGGAGATCGATATGGTGCGCGTGACGCTGTTCGCGCTCTTCTCGACTCGACGGCAGGAGGAAATCACGCGGATCCACTGGGCCACTGTCGACGAGGCGCGCCAGAGCGTGCTGATCACCGACATGAAGAACCCGGGCCAGAAGTACGGCAATGATGTGTGGTGTCACCTGCCCAATGAAGCTTGGCAGCTCATGCAGTCAATGCCCAAGGGCTCGGCGCGGCCGTTCCCGTATAACGCGAAATCTGTGTCGGCCGCATTCACTAGGGCGTGCAACTTCCTTGAGATTCAGGATCTGCACTTCCATGACCTGCGTCATGACGGCGTGAGCCGTTTATTCGAAATGGGGTGGGATATCCCGAAAGTGGCCTCCGTGTCCGGCCACCGGGACTGGAACTCGATGAGGCGCTATACGCACCTCCGGGGAAACGGCGACCCTTACAAGGATTGGCCGTGGTTGAAGCGGGTGATTGAAGGACCGAAGATCGACCCGAAGAAACTGACTTGATGTACTGGGGGCCGGCGCTCGCCTGCTCCCTCCTACGGCGTCCTGCCGACGATCACAAAACCCGAACCAGCTTTCCCTTATAGAAGCACTGAATCCCAGCATCAAGATCATGCTCCGGCCGGTGAAAGAGGCCGAGGTGGAAACCCTCCTCCAGTTCGAGCAAACCCCACTCCCGCGCGGCGTCCGTAACCTCGAGCATGTCCGACAGCTCGTCGGCATCAACCTGATACATCTGGTACGCGAGCATTGCCAGTTCCCTCAGCTTCGCTCGCTGGCCGTCAGGGTCCGTGACGAGGTCCTGCCTGTCCTCGACCATGAGCTTCCATTCGGCCAGAGGGTCGGCAACGTTCTTCATTGGAGGGATCATGTTGGGTCTGATAGCTGGATATGCGTCCAGTTAACCGAAGCAGCGCCGCCGGCGTCAATTGCTGCCGACCGGAGGTGATCAGACCTTGCGCACGCCGAACTGTGCGACCTTGACCCGGGAGTCTTGGGTGATGCCGGCGGACAGGTACAGGCCCATGCGCGCGGTCACGACCGTTTCCGTCACGTCGCAGGTATAGCGCTGCGTCTCCAGTGCGCCTTTCCAGCTGGCCGGCAAGGTGAACGGCTCCTGGTATTTGTCCATCGACCGGTAATAGATGGTGGTGGACGTGCCTGATACTGGCTTGGTGATGATGAGCTCCGCTTCCCAGCCTAGAATGCCGCGACTGTTTCCTACGATCTCCGGCGCAGAGACCATCTCGATGACGTCACCGGCCAGCAAATTCGCCAAGGTGATGTTGGAGCTCAGCTGCAGATAGATGTAGCCGCCTGCCGTCGCCAGTGTGCCGCCGAGCTCAATGCACTGCGCCTCGCCGTACGCAGATGTCTCCTTGTACCAGCGCGACGTTATGCCAGTGAGCCCTGAACCGGAGGCCTTGTAGTTGTCAGCCAGCACCGATCCGGTGACCGGGTTGACCGATGCGTTGATCACGCCGGTGGTGCCGGTCATCAGCGGGTTCGGGTTCAGGCAACCGAAAGGACGGATAGCGGAATAGATGTCGGCCGCATCCGTTGGCACCGGCACACCGAAAAATTCGAAGTTGGCATTGATGATGGGCACGCATTTCGACTGAATGAAGTCTGCGCCGATGATGTTCGGGTGCAGGTCGTCCACCGTCATGGCCTGGGTGAAGCCGTCCCAGATGTTCACGACTGGCACGAACTGCCGGACGTATCCCAGCACCCAGTCCTTGTATGCGATCGCGTCGGCTAGCGCCTGACCGGTCAACGCCTTCGTGCCGAAGCGCGGGGTACCGGTGCCGACAATCAGGTATTTTCCGGGTGTGTTCTGGAATGCCGTGATGATCTTCATCACGTTTGCCTTGCTGTCGGCAAGCGTCATACCTGCCGTGGTGCTGTCGTTCGTGCGCGACATCAGCATCCAAAGATCGGCGCTGGCGGAAGTCAGGCACCCAGCAAGACGCGCCATGAACTGCCCAGAGTGGTCGCCCACCTTGCCCTGGTTATCCAGGTAGCTCGGGAACAGGCCGGTCTTTGCAGCGATCGCACCGGCGTATCCATAGGCCTCAGTTCCGTACGCCGTCGGCACAATGGTGTGGCAGTTCGCGCTGAAGCTGTCGCCCAGGATGCCAAGGCCCCGCCGGATGCGCCGCTTGCTGATCGGACCGCTGACTATCAGGCTCATTGGCTGACCTCGAAGGCGGCGCCTGAGCTTGGCGTGATGCGCGTCGGCGACATGCCGAAGTCCATCGGCCATGCACCGTCAGCCGCGAACGTGTCCACGGTCACCCATGAGCCCTCGACCTGCTTTTCAACGGCCACACTGCCGCCGTTGGCTTTGACGATGAGGGTCGCCTTCCCCATGTATTTGCTGACCAGTTGCGCTGTTGCCATGCCCTTCCCCTTTGACTATTTGATCAGAGCGTCGTATGAGCGCTCACAGGCTTTTCCTGCTATTCGGCTTGCATCAGCGATCGTCGCCAGGTCTCCCGCTCTTTGGTCAGCGCGCTGGCGCAGGTCGGCGAGCACGGTGGTGAGATCGCGGATTGCCGAGCCTCCTGCGGCAACTCTGGAATTGAGGGCGGCGCGACCGGCGAGCAGCTTATTGACTTCGAGCTGCAGGCTGTCAGCAGCAGACTGAGCGTCAGCAGCATCGGCAGCAGCCAGCTTGATTTGTTTTTGAGCATCGTTGCGCACCTGGTCAATGTCGCGTTGGCGTTGCTGTTCGGTCTGGCGGGCCTGCTCGCTGGCCTCGGCGGCCTTAGTCTCGATGTCTGCCCGGTATGCGGCGTACTCGTTGCGGACGTCGGCGAGTCGCAGCGTTTGGTAACCGGCGGCCACAGCCAAAGCTATTATCAGAGCCGCCACTCCCCATACCCACATCGGCACAAGCTTGAGAGCGGAGATCACGGCACGTCCTTGAAGAACACGTGGTGACCCATCTTCAGGGTTTGCCTCGCTTTTGCGGCCCACGCCGGCGGCTTCGGCATGGTTGTGGCGTAGTAATGGGTCGCGCCGCCTGTTGGATCTGGCTTGAGCCCGTCAATGACCTGGCTCGCGGCTAAGCGGCAAGTTACGAACTCGCCAGCCGGGATCGGCTTTGCGCCGCTAAGGTATGGGTAGTTGGGATCGTTCTTGTTCCAGCAGCTGAACTGGAACGGCTTCTGGCAGACGCCGGCGTAGCCTTCGCCCCACCACGACTTATCCTTGCCGTCGTTCACTCGGTTGCGGATCGTCCAAGCCACGGCCACCATCCCGGCCAGCCCTTCCCCGCGCGCTTCGCCCCACAGCGTGCGCGCCAGTACATCGCGATCTTTTTCAGTTACGGTCATGCTTTTCTCCAGGCAAAAAAATACCCGCTCGATGGCGGGTTGCGGGTGTTGCTTCGGTTTGGGCCTGTTAGGCGGCCGGCGTCATGAGTGCTTCAAGCCTGGCGAGACGCTCTTCCTGACCTCGCGCAATAAACAGCGCAAGCTGGTCATAGCGGAAGCCGTATCTGTTACCGGCGGGCTCGGCTTTTTTCGTGATGACATACTGACGAGATGTTTCTTCCCACGTAAAGGAGGGATAGTCCTCGTACTGCTCAAACATGGATATCTCAACATTTTGATAAATCATTTCGCCGAGTGAATAAATGTTGCCGCGAATTGACTCGTAACCCGCCTCCTCGACGGCTGGCCATTCGTCGTAGCAGATGAATGCGTAAGCCATCGCGTCCAGACCAAATGAGGTCATGATTTCGATGGCTCTTTGCACAGTCATGCCGACGTGAATCCTTGCCTCATCCCCTTTCTCTAAGATGGATGCAAGCCACTTGAAGGTGCCGATCTCTTTGGCCAGAGCGATTGAAGCTTGAATTTCTGCCTCTTTCATCGCCGATACTGCGGTTTTCTCGCGTGCGTCGGACGTGTTGATCGTTCCGGAAACAGCAAATATTGTTGACCATCGTCGTTGGCCGTTACCCAAATTTGCGCCGCCGTCAATGTCGTTGTAGAGGTTGGTGCAGACGACACTAAGGGGTATATATCCGCTATTTGCTGGGTTGACGGACTGGATCTGGTTTACGCCAGTCCCTTGGGTCAGAATGAGCCGCCCTTGACTCGACATGACCTGGAACACCGCGGCGCCGGGCGCTACGCTGGTAGCGCCCACCAATGAAGCATTTGCTAGCGTCTGCGGCGCGGACCATGAGTTCGCATTGCTAAGCAGCGGCACGTTAGCGCCTGACGTGTCGATGTTTCTGACGGCAGAGCTCCCAAGGCCTAAAGCGGTGCGCGCACCTCCCTGATCGCTGGCGCCTGTGCCGCCAGACGATAAAGGTATGGGTGACGTCACGCTCAGGGATGGCACTGTCAAGAGGCCTGCATAGGAGTACGTCATCTGCGGGCCCGAGGCGGTGTTGTCCGCATTTACTGATCGCCAGCTATAACCCCCAGATCCAGCGCCGCGGTTGACAATAAAATTCCCTTCGCCTAGCTGGCCGGAATTCCAGGCCATGTACATGCCTTGCGTCCCATACAGCGCCGCTGCTGATTGGACTCCCACCTCGGAGAGCAAAACTCGACCATCCGTTCTGCCAGTGCCCCCCTTAGTGATGGGCAGGGTGTCATAGTTGCCGGTCGTGCCCAGCGCTGCCAGCTTGTCGCCAAATTGCAACCGAAGCTGGTTGAACGCATCCACCATCAGCTTCGGATAACCCTGGACCGGCATGATGGCGTACGTTGCGCCACTCACGGTCGCACCTTTGTAGGCTGGCAAGATCGAGATCACAGTAGCGCTGGCCACGTTGGTGACTTCATAGCTCAGACCGTCGGGGCCGACGAAGGCGTCCCCGACTCGCGCATTGGCGTCGAAAGCAGCGTTAGTGCCAGTTACCGCGGTTGATCCGTTTGTCACGGACACAGTCCCACCTCTGAGCCAAGGCATCAGATATTCTCCAATCAAAAGGTTTATGCGCTCAGGAAACTAAGCGCGCGCAAAGAAATGGTCGGTTTCCGGGGTCAGCGGTCCACGCTGTTGTCGCTACGCTGTACATGATGATTCGGTTATTCGCGTAATCGACCCCAAGAGAGCAAAGCCCGCCAGCGGATTGGTTATGGCAGTACATCGTGAACGGGTTGATCGAAACATATTCGCCAGGTCCTAGCGCCTTGGCGATCGTCCACATCCACCGCCTTCCTGTGGAGAGGTCCTCGAATCCCGCATAGGTCCAGGTGCCAGAGGCGAAGGTAACGACGACAGCCGGCGCACCGCTGTCATAAACAAGCCCACCAGCCGCGTTCCATATGCGCATACCGAAGGTGGCCGTTCCCATGGACGCCCAAGCAGCCGCGAAATAAAGGCCGCTCAGATTCCCACTGGTGGTGGACGCCTTTATAGAAAATCCTGTCCAGTTTCCCGGGCCTCCGCTGAACCAGACCGAATACGGAACTTGGATCGCTCCGCCATCTGGCCGGATGAACACGATCGGCGGATCGGCGCTGGTTACCGCCCTTGGGAACACCACACTTGCGCCACCAACACCGGCGTAACTCCCTTTTGTCAAAACGCACAACCGCGGCGTTTCTGCATCGATCTGCACGTAGCCGCTGTCGTTGATGCACAGAACCCCGTAACTCATGCTCCCCACCTAATTGCGTAGGCTTTCGCCACGACCCTTGTCTGGTTTGTGTTGTTCAGGTTTGCGCCTGGGTTGGCTGACCTTACCGTGACCTGGTTCATTGCCACGCTGACATACGGGTAGGAGCTGATGTTGCCTGCTGCGTCACCCTGGGCCGACTGCACGTCCTGCACCCTTGTGGGGATGATCATGAACACGCAATTGGCCGGATTGAAGCCCGGGATGTTGTAGGTGTAGATGGTGGGGGTATTGCCGCTGGTCATGCTGAAGTCGACAACGCCCTGCCAAATCACCTGGTAGGTGAAGGTGGGCGTGTCCATGACCAGATTGCCGTTTTCGTCCCAGACCCTCGCGCCATAACTCATGCGTCAAGATTCCCCCACTGATAGCGCTTCACGCCGTTTTGATCGAAAACTTTGCCACCAAACCCATTAATGACCTGGCGTCCACCGCCGCCCAGCGGGGAGTTTATCTCGAAGGTTCCATCCTTGTTGAGGATCCAGCCACTCTGACCAGCGAGGTAGTTAGTGGAGCTTATGTAGCTGCCGATCTTGGCGTTGGTTATCGTGCCGTCCGCGATGAAAGCTTGGTTGATGAATACTTGGCCGCCCTGCACCGCAAATGGCACCGAAAGCGATCCGCTTGTTTCGTCTAAGATTGCGAAGCGCTGGGCATAGGCGAGGATCTGCGACTCCTGCTGTTGGCCTTCTACGCCGATTGCCAGCCCGGCCATCACCGTCCTGCCGTTGACCGTCGTGGACGTTTTTATGGTTGTGAGAGCAGACACCTTGCCGTTCAGTCCTGAAACAGCGGTGCTTGCGGTTTGAGCTTGTGCTGTAGCCCCATTGGCAGTCGCTTGAGCTGTATCTAGGCGGGTAGATAGTGCTCCATCTCCGTCGGAACGGGCGGTGGACTCAGCCTGAATCGCCGCCTGATTGCTGCCCACCGTGGCAGTCAATGTCGACAGCTGTTGCGCGGTAGCCTGCTGGTTAGTCGCCATCGCCGTTTCAACCGTGATGACGCGCGCTTCGTTCGTGCCGACCCGCGCGTCCAGGACTGTGGTGCGCTGGGCCTGCGCGAAGTCCTGCTCAGTCCTTACCTTCACCTCCTGGGCATAGCTGGCTGTCGCGTCCCACCCTTTCAGCGCGTCAGCCATCAATCCTTCGATGGGATCATCGCGAGTGGAGGCCTGGATCGCTTGCAGTTGCGAAGCGGTCGATGTGGTCTTACCGTCGATGGTGGTGATGTCAGTCGTGTTTTTCGTGACCTGCGCGGCCAGCCCGTTAGCTGTCCGAATCGACTGGCCGCTGTTCACCCAGTACAGAGGGTTCGGCGGTCCGTTCGAGCCGTCGGCTTTTGCCGGCACGTCGAGGATCGCGGTCCAGAGGTTGTCGCCCACCCGGACGGTGTTGTCGCGCACGTAGGCATCGGTCGGAACGTATACCAGCGCATCGACCAGATCCCCGATCTCTTCCTTCAATTCATCCAGCCGCTCATTGACTGAGTTGGGACCGTCGCCGGTGATCAGCTCAATATCTGAAAGCAGACTCTGTGAAAGCTCTGTCTTGCTGATCTTCCCAGCCATCGCAGCCAGGTAGGCCGATATATCGTTCGAGGTCGACGCCGGAACGTACAGAAAGGCGCTCTTGCCGTAAGCGTTCACTGATCGAATGAAGTAGTAATAGTTGGTGTAGAACGCCAACCCGGTGTGCGTGAAGCTCAGGCCCTGCCCCAGATAGTCAGCTGTCTGCGCCGTGGCTGTCGGCGAGGTGCTGAAGAAATACTCGTAGGTGCCACCGTTCAGCGAGAGCGTCGGGTTCTGGGGAATCAGCACGATGTTGTCGATAGAGGACTGGACCACGCATGATTCTGGGATCGGTGGGCCATTGATGCTGACGTTGATCGAGACCTCGCCAGAACGCGCCATAGGCCCAACAGCTGCGACACTCATCGTATAGTTGCCAGATGGCAGGCCATTAATGGCGCAACGGTTAGCCTCTGCTGGCACCGAGTGGGACTGAACAGCTGCCGAGCCCTGCTTCACGACCACGGCGTAAGACGTGACGATGCCAGATGGCGGCGTCCAGGCCAGCACGCCCTGAACCACTTCCGCTGTGTCGTCGGGGATCCATGAAAGGTTCGTGGGCGAGCCAAGACCGCCGGTAGGCAGATTGATGAACCCGAGCGGGTTGTAGGGCTGGCCCACGGCATCGTCAAACTGCGCGGCTTCGTACTGAGCAACGGAAACGCTGCAGCCTTCAGCAGTAGCCATCGACCAGTTGGTGACGATGAACTCCCCCAAGATGTTCAGCGACGGCAGGTTGACCCGAACCGCGCGGCCTGGCCGGCAGTTGTAGCCCTGGAAGTTCATGGGCAGGTTGAGTGCGCCGGCGGCGCGGCGGCGGCGGAGCTCAATATTCGCCAGGCGCTGCGCCTGATACGGGTCGGTGACATAGGAGAAGGTCAGTGTCTCCGCCGCCTCTCCGCCATCCTCGGTAACCCACTGAGCAACGCTGACCTCGGGGTAATCCGTTTCCGTCCATGATTGCGACGGATCGATGAAAGTCCCGCGCACAGTATTAATGGCCGCATCGTTCGTTGGTTCGGTGTTTCCGGTGATGGTGCCCACGATCATGTCTTCGGTGATTTCGAAGTCATAGGGCCCATAATAAGCGCCGGCCTGAAGCATCCAGCGACCACCGACACGGATCAGTTTGCCCGCGCATGCGGCCTCAAACCGCTGCATAACGTTGGTGCGCTGCTCGTCCGCGCCAATCACACAGGCAGAACGATAACGCTGACTGACCGATCCGTCTGCGTTGGTGATTGTCTCATCGCACACGTTGGCCGCGCTGGCGAACGTCTCGAACACGATCTCATCGTCTGGTACGCCGCAGCGGGTACGCAGATACCAGAGCATGTGCAGCGCGGTGTTGCCGGTGTAGATGTTGCTGCCGGTGCGTGGGTCGAAGATGTCGTTGCGGCCGCGAACCACGAAACGGACGTCCGGGATGCCTGAAGGGAATTTGACAGCACTGTAAAACAGCGACAGCCGGACATAGGAGAGCCCGCGACCAATCTGAGTGTCTTTCCAGTCGGCGCAGTTGGCTTTGAGGAAGGCGTTGACCTGGGTGGGATTGACCACCAGCTCATAGGTCGCGTACGCACCAAAGCTCGATATCTCTTCCTCGCCAAGGTAAATGGCTTCGAGGTCATCGATCGCGCCTTCGCACAGCACATAGACCAGGTGCAGCCACTCGCCGTCAGCCTGAGTCCCTGACTGTTCCTGCGCCCATACCAGCACGCCGCCGGTGCTGACGCGGCCGAGGATGAAGCGGACTGGGGCTTTTGAGGATCTGACTGTCTGCGCCGACGGCTCGTTGTCGCGCATGGACGACTTGGTGTTGAGCTTTTCCTGCTGCTCCGCCGCGTAGAAGGCCAACCCCGCACCCACCACAGCGCCGACCGGCCCCCCTTGCACGAAGCCAAGGACGGCGCCGACGACGACCTGGGCGAGCTTCCTTACTCCACTGCTCATTCAACTCTCCAGACCGCCAGGGGCGTGCATTCAACTCGGGTTACACCGTCGTCGGTGGTTGACCAGTATTCGTTTGCCCAGAACACAGCGACGGCACGACCATTTGGCGCGTCGTACATCGCCACATCGCCGCGCTGGATGAAGGCAGGCTGAACGCGGGCGAAACACGCGTCCCACGCTGCCTCAAGGCTGCCGTGATTCTTCTTCAGCAACCGCTTCGCGCCCGACTCCGTCTTGTACTTGCCACGGTACTGCTCGGCTGGGTCCTTCCTGCATACAGCAATCGTGCAGTCGGCAGCGAACAGGCAGCAGTCAAATTCCCCCCATGAAAAAGGCCGCCCTAAGGCAGCCTTGATCACGTCGTGCAGACGCGTAGTCCAGTCTCTGTTGCGCATCGCTATTTCTCGTAATTGAACACCGGCGCGTCCTTGCTCGACCCCCAGTAGATGGGCCACTCGGACATTTGGGCGATTGCGTAGAAGAACCGGTCGCCTTGATGGCGCGCCCGATGGTTTTCGTCGGTGAAGCGCTCGGTGCCGGTCCGGCTCCACTCGGCCATGCGATCAACGATTGGAACGGTGATGCTGTTGCCGTCTGAGCCGTTTCCGCCGAACGAGAAGCTTGCGGCATCCATACGCCCCGAGAACAGGATGTCGGCGGCGTAGTTCCCGGCCTCATCGAACACAACGAACAGCAGCTTTCCGGACCGGCCGCGACAGCCGCGGATGTTGGTCTCGGTGATGATGTAGCTGTCCAGGCCGCTGAGCGTCAGATCCACCGACATAGGCGAGCCTGAGTTGTCGCTCTCCTGCGACTGGCCTACTTCACCGAAGTGGCCCACGCCGTCGTAAGTGATGCCGTCGATGACCAGCGTCCCTGTGCCGGTGTGCGCGAAGACCATGCCGTCCTCGAAGTCGAGCTGACAGGCATATACCGTGAGGAATTTACCAGTCGAGATGATATCGACGACGCTTTGGCTGAATGGGAATGACGACGCCATCAGAAGGCCTCCCTGAACTGGTAGCTGCCGTTGGCGATTACTGGTTTAACGGTCATGGCCCAGGTGTCCTGCGTCATGCGCATCTCGGAATATGGGTTGAGGTACTCGATTGCGGTGCCAGCGGTCATGGTGCGCCTGATTCGCTTGTTTACTGTCACCGTCGCAAGGCCTTGGGCATTTGAGGATGCGGCGTCCACCACCTCGAACATCTCGCCGGCCACGGTAAGGTAATCGCCGACGGAGAACAGCGTGGTGTTCGCAGTGGCGCCGGATATCGAGATTGTTCGGGCCTGGGCATTGCCGGCCGCCACTTTCAGGGCCCCCACGTTGTTGGTGCGTCTGCGCGTGAACGCAGGCAGGTTGAAGGTCCCGAACATCCCGTCAAGCTTTCCCAGGAATGCAGACAGCTCGCGCTCCCGGATTCGGGTGAGCAGATCGAACGTCAGCGTGCATTGCCAGTAGGCGCCGGGCTGACCGACGATCTGCTGGGCGTTGGACAGCGTCGATGTGAAAGCCCTGCTGTTGTTCACCAGCCCCCACGTCATTTCAGAGGGGCGGATCGATGCCGGCAATGTGAGCGCCATGCGTACTCCTTGAGCTATCGGTTTCTGGCGATCAGCTGACGAGCCGGGCCGTTCTTTTTGAAGTCTCGCAGGACGAGGTTGTAGCCTTGCTGAGCGCCCTGCTGCGCCGCCTGCTGAATCCGCGCCAGAGTCGCGTCATCAGCGGTTCCTTGCACGGTGATTGTTTGGCTGATCGCCGGCATGCTCCCCGATGATGGAGAGCGCGCCGCAGCGTTGGTCGCCGTAACGGCGCCGGCCGGGTTAACGTAACCACCGTCGGCGTAACCTTTCCCTGCGTTCATGCGCTCGAGGAACTCACGCGCGCCAGGCTGTTGAACCGCTGACTTCTGCACAACGAACTCTCCGCCGTGCACAACTCCCTTTGGCTGGTACTTGCCTCCATCGCCGGTGTAGCCACCATCGGAGAAGCCAAGGCCAGCACCGGCGACACTGGTGAATATCCCGACGGCCGCTTTGCGCACAGCAATCCGGATCAGGTCCGTGATGATCCCGTCGGCCAGGTCTTTGAAGGACAGTTTCCCGGTCTTCACGAAGTTGACGATGCCGTCTTCCATGCTGCTGAAAGCATTAGTGAACAGGCTGCGGGTTTGGCCGGCAACGTTGGCGGCCTGCTCGGCGTAGGTCTGGAAGGCTGAGGAGGCTCCGATAGACCAGTCGGACTGAAGATTATCAACTGCTACGTAGTAGTTCTGCTGGGCAGACAGCCTCTTCTGTAAAGCTGCCTCCAGACTGGCTGTCTCGTCATCGTAGAGGCTCTTCTTGTCAGAGCTTTTGTCGCTGCCATTGAACGTCTCTGTCAGCTTGTCCATCTGCGACTGATATGACTGCGATATCTGTTGCATTTCCTGCAAGCGCTGTAGTGACTTATCCCCCAGCCCGGCACCGGCCAACTTCTCGTTCAACCCTGTCTGCGCAAGCTGTAGCTGTGCGTTCAGGTTTTGCTGGAACGCAAGCAGCTTTTGCGTTTGCTCGCCTGACAGCTTTTTGAGCTCGGTCTCCCTTTCAAGAGCGGCATTCTGTTTCTGTTGCGCAACGTTCAAGTCGGCCATTGCTAGAATTTGCTTCTGCGATGCCGTAAGCGTTTTCCTTTCTTTCAGGTCCGCAATCTGCTGTTCAAGCTCTACGAGCTTTTTGGCTTCAGTGCCCAACGTCCGCGAGCCGTCAGTCTGCGTGCCAATCAATGCATTCTGCTGCTGCAGCACGGCATACCGCTGACGAGCTTCATCCAGAAGCTTCTGACCAGCACTCTCCGTGTAAGCCTTCTCCTTCGGCTGCTTCTTATCCTTGAACTGCTCTGCCGCTGCGTCCCTCAGTTGCTTTATCTGTTCTTGCGAATAAATGACGCCTTTTGCTCGGGCGGACTCAACTTGTTTTTCAATCTCTTTATAGCGGTCGGCGAGTTTCTTCGCGGGCGGGTCTGATGCCTTTAGTGCGGCGTTGAGCTTTTCCTGCGACTCAATGGCCGTCTTGTTGGCGTCATTGATAGCCTTCCTGGCCGCTACTCTTCTCTCATCCTCAGCTTTCTGCACGTACAGGTCGGTTATCGCCGTCTGTGCGCCTTTCTCTCCCGCGCCAAGTTCGCCCAGGTTCGGATTGTCGTCGAACATGGTTGGCGCGACTGAGGCATTACGCACTCGCTGTAACCTGTCTTCAAGCTTCGCCAGCTTCTGGTCAAAGGTGTCCTCGCGCCCGATGTCGAGCGCAGCATCCCAAGCGCCTTTTGCCGCTTTACCCACCGCATCCCATGCTGTTTCTACAAATCCGAGGTTTTGCTTGATCTTGTCGGCCCTGCTTTCCAGTGCCTCTGCATAAGCCTTTTCTGCCAGGTTCGCAGCGCCCTGCTGATCTCCCTGCTTCTCCAGCGCGGCAATCTGGGCGTAGGTACCAGCAGTGAGATAGCCCAGCCGATCATTGAGCTCCTTCGAGTATTTGGCCGGGTCTTTCGCCAGCTTTTCGAAATCTGCAATGGTTGCGCTTGCGGCTTTACCGGTGGCGTCCTGCATTTTCAAAGCAGCAGTCGCGATGATCTCGAACGAAGCAGCGGGGATTTTGGAGCTTCCCGCGAGCTGGGCCAGAACTGCAGACGCAGCGCCGACGGTGCCTACGGACTTGCTCACCCTTTCGGCCATTGAGCCAAGCGCGCCTGCGCTGGTCCCTGCGGCGTTGCCGGTCAGGATCAGTGCGTTTCGAAACTCGTCCTGCTCTTTTGACCCTTGATAGTAAGCAGCTCCAAGGGCCGCAGCGGCTGCTGCCGCTACAGTGAACGGGTTTATCAGCCCGAGGACGTAGCCGCCGAGCGCCTTGGCTGCAGGACCAGCTCCGCCAAACATATCTTTGAGCTGTCCACCCTGTTGCAGAAACACGGTGAGTGGTGCTTGCCCGCCTTGAAGGGATACCGCGATGTCGGTGAACTGCGCAGGCACGCCGCGTAGTGCTGCCGCCGTTTGCTTTGCCGAAATCCCGGTCTTGGTCATGTCAGCATTGAAGCGGCCAAGGTCAGTCCGGGTTGCATTGATCTTGCTTTGGTATTCGTTGAAGGTGTCGGTGTCGATCAGGCCCAGCTTTCGGTTTTTCGCCAGCTCCTTTTCCTGTCTATCCAACTCTCCGAGCTTACGAGTAACGGGATCGATGCTGCCCAGCAGAGCCTCAAGTGAGGCTCTTTGCTCCTTGACCTGACTCCCTGCCTTATCTGCCGACTGACCTACTTCCTCAAGCCCGTCAGACGCTTTATCCATTGCGGGTTTGATGCGTAGTCCTGCTCCTTCAAGGGCTTCCAGTGCTCTGCGCGTGTCGGCTGCCTTCTGCTCAGCGTCCCGACTATCGATTTCCAACACCAAGCGGGATGTCTGAGCCATGCTTTTCTCCGGGCATAAAAAAACCGGCTCATGGCCGGTTTAACAATTTTTCCACACAATCATTTCACTACAGGATCGAAACCCTGGACTGAAACGTTGAAGAGATTCTGAGCGCTGTTCCGTATGCCGTCGCACCATGTATACCGACCGCAATCGAACTTCCCGACAATTGCATAGCGGCCTGAGCCAAGGCTTTGCTTGAAAACCTGACCATTCATGTATCCGATCTGGTTGGTCGGATAGGTCTGAATGAAGGTGTCGTTTGCAGTGGCGACTTTCATCCGCGTCACTGTAGAGACTGCGCTGATAGCCCTGCCCCACATTTCCGAACACTGCTTTTCTCCGTCGCAGACCGGAGTTGGATGAACCTCAGACAAAGGCATGTCCGGTTTTTTTGGCTGCTGGGCGCAACCCGAAGCGACTAAGGCTGCAAACAGCAATGAGCAAATCTTGAGGGGTTTCACGTTACAAATCTCCATTTTGTGTGCCGGCAATCTATCACTATCGGCAAACAGACAGGAATCTTCATTCTTCAGCGGCCAGGCAGACCTCATCCAAGGCAAACATGACCTCGTCCATATCGTCACGGGTCAACAGTGGCGGATGCGAATCCAGCCAGTCGGATATCTCACGGCCGCCGAGCGGCAGCGGGAAAGCCCCGGCCATGCTCGTCAGGAAGCGACGGCCGCGGCAGATGTTGTGAAAGGTGTTCAGCAGGTAGGCAGTGAGCGCGTCGGTCGGCGGTTCGTCGGGAACTGTCAGGCGGAGGCGCTGGTAGATTGCGCGCCTTTTCTCGGCTTGGCCGGCCCACTCCTTTTCCCACTCGAAGCGGGCGACGGCTTTCCCACTGTCTGCACAAGTTCCGCCTTGGCTTCTCTGGCGATCGCCCCAGACTCATCAAGAACAAAGATCATGAACTCGATGTTGGCTTCGAGCAGATCAGCAGCCACGTCCGGAGTGAACTTCAGCGGATTGCCTTCTGCATCCTGTACGCCAGCCCAGTCCTTGAGGATGAAGCGGCTGAGCAGCATGCACTGGTTCTGGTGCTCGGTGCGCTCACCGGCGATCACGCCTACGTCCCCTTCGTCGAACTGGGAGTCGTTGCGCTGAATCCTGCGGCGCATGCGCTCCATCGCGACCTGGTACTCGGCATTGTCGAGCCCAACAAGCTGGATCTTCGTGTCATCGTCGAACTGGACCCACTTCGCAGCGGTGCTCGGCGATTCCTTCTTGGTCATTTTCAGAGCCATGTCAAACCTCTACGCCACGCCAATAAAAGGGCCGCCCCGGCCGGCGTTAGACCGGAGCAGCCAAAAGGGTCAAGGGGTTGGATCGGCAGCAGCCAATCGAGTGATGGTCGGGCTCAGCTTGGCGACGGTGTAGTTCAGCGTTACCTCGACCAGGTCGCGCTTGCCGCCGCTTGGCAGCTCGCCGTCCACTTCCACGGCTGGGAAGTTGAAGGTGTACTTGTTGCCCAGGCTGTCGGTGATCGGAAAAACGATCGCGATAGGCAGACGGGTGAAGGTGTTCTTCCAGATGGTGTACGCCCGCGCCGACCACGCCAGCGTGATGCTGCCGGTGATGGCTGCCTCGGTGGCGATGTGCGCGCCCGGGCCGAGACTGTCAGAGCCCAGGCAGCGCTGGGTTTGCAGGCTGTTGTCCAGATTGATCGTCATCGCCGATACGCATGCCACGCCTTCCAGCGACTGACCATCCACCAGGATCGTGCCGACGTTGATGTTCGACAGGAATGGAGTGGTGGTCGGCGCGTTTGGTGTTACGACAATCGGGACCGTGCCGTCGGTGTAATCGAGGCACGCCATGTTGAAGGTGGCGGTGATCTTTCCGTCAGACGGGATGTCCAGCGCGAAGGTCGAGACGTGCGCGCCTTTGAACAGGCCGTAGACGCCGACGTCGGTGTAGCCCTTGGCGATCGAGAACGTGTGGCGGGTGTCGCCCACGCGCAGAACGTCATTGGTCCACACGCCGTAGAAGGCAGCTTCGAGCAGCTTGTCGAAAGTGCCGAACGAGAACTCACCGGTGAGATCGCCGCCGATATCGATGCTGGTCGCGACCGAGCCTTGGCTGAGGCGAGTGTCAGTGATCTCGTCGCTGACTTGAGTGTTGACGGTCGGGGTCAGCGCATTGCCAGTCAGGCGAAGCGTGTCCCAGGTTCCGTTCGGGGTAACGCCAGGCGTCACCTCTGCGATGATGTGGCTTACAACCTTGGCTCCGCTCGACATGGGTGTCTCCTGTTTGCGGGCGTAAAAAAACCCGCAGTGAGCGGGCGGGCGTTTGGTTTGTGATCAGCCGGCGCGGAACCGGATGTTTACGTTGATCTGGTAGAAGCCTTCGAACTCTCCGGCAATCACTTGGCTGGCCTCCTGGCATTCAAAATCGCCGGAGGACCAGTAGGCGAAGTGCGCCTCTAGCGCGTCGGCCAGTTCGGTGATGGCTTTGGTGCCGGTTCGCTCGCGGGCGAAGCACTGGATGCTGATCTGCCCGGGCTTGCGGGTGTAAGGCTTGTCGGCCATGCCGGCCATGAACGCGGTGGCGTACTGGATGTTCAGGCGGCACCAGAGCCCCGTATCCGGCGGCGTGAACACCGCAGGCTGGTTCGGGTAATCGATGCGCGCCTGCTCAATGCCGGTGAAGGCCACCATGCGCGCGGTGATAAGTGAGCGGATTTGCTCGAACTTCATTTGTAGGCCTCACTCACGCCGATAAAAGCCAGGTCGTACACGCCGCCCGGCGCCTGCGTGGAATGGCCCAGTTCCAACATCTCGCCATATGGGCTGTTGGTCTGGATGTAGATCACGGGGAATAGGCCGGACGCCCTGATGAGCATCGAGCCCTTGCTAATGGTGTCGCGGCCGGACGGGTCTACGTTCTCGACGACTGACATATCCGGCGCACCGATGGAAACCATGTGGCTGCCGCGGAACGTGCCGCCGATGTACCCCTTCCCCGCTGCCTTGGCGTCCACGTAGAAGTTCTCTTTGCGTTCGCGCTGGGTCAGCTTCTTGAACTTCTTCCTGCCGGTGTTGCTTGCGTTGCGCGTATCGACGTTTGCGTCGTAGGCATCGGCCAGTGCGGTGTTCTTCGACCGTAGGGCCTTGTTCGCCTTCCACAGGTCAGGATTGCCTACCGGCGAGCGGTTCACCACCTCGGTGAGCATCGCTATCCCAATGGCGCGGGCCATCTGCGTGATGTCTTCGCCCGCCTGGTCGGCAAACTCAGTGAGACTGTGGCTCCAACCTGCCTTAGCCATCAGGTTTTCCTCATCTGGATCTCGTAATGGGCGCCCGCCGGGTCGAGTTGAACGTTGACCACATCGAAACCGTTGATCTTGTGACCGATGTCCGGGATGCCGCCAATGGTTTCGTTCGTCAGCGCAATCAGCAGCTGGTCAGTGGCGCGGATGTTGACGCCGTCGACCTGGGCGATCTTGAAGCTGTCGAACACTCCCCGACCGCTGTAGGCGATCACCACCAGATCACTGCCGGTTTCTGTGACCGGGTCCCAGGCGCCCGGCAGCGTGATGCCACCGGTGAAAGGCAGCACCGCATCAGCCAGGTCGGTGTCGAACGCCTCAGCCAGGTCTGCCTGTATCTCTTCGCGTAAGCCCATGGTTCACCTGTACACGTTGAAGCTGAATGCACTGGCCCGCCATGGCCCCAGCAGTCCTAGGGCGAACTGGACACCGTCGGGTAGCGCGGTGGACTTGCTGCTGTCGATGGACGCGAAGGTCTTGCTTGTGGATACCGAGCCGGCCTTCACCGTCTTCGCCGAAAGCGTGCCAGAGGTCTGCTGCTGGTACAGCTTGCCCTGAGAGGCGACCACCGCCAGTTCGGCGCCGGCCTGCTTGATCTCTTCAGGGATGGCGTCCATGTCGACGCCGGTGAGGCTGAGGGAGGTCAGATAGGCGTTGGCCTGCAACACGGCGCGGGCCTTCTTGTCATCTGGCGCCCAGTCGGTACCCAGGATGGCGTCAACGTCCGCCACGGTGATGTAGGTTGCCATCTGGCCTCCGCTTGAATGAATGGGGCCGAAGCCCCGGGTGTTACTTGGCCTTGGCTTTCGCAGCTTCGGTCTTCTCACCGCCGCCGTTGTTGCGTGCGGCAGTTTCTTCAGCTTCAGTGCGCGCGGAATCAACGCCGCCGGTTTCGCCAACGGTTTCAGGGCCCACCGTGATGGCGCCCTCAGTACCGCCGAAGCCCCAGCGAGCTTTAACGTTTGGATCGATGTGCTTGTCTTTTTCAACTGCCATGATTCTTCTCCTGAGGAGGTCCAGCCCCCAATGAGGGCTGGATTTCGGTTAGGCCGCTGCGACGGTGGAAGTGATGAACGCGAGCGGGACCTGCTTGCGAGCAAACTTGCGCTCCCAGTTGGTCGCCAGCGCCAGATCCGACCAGTTCGCCGAGATTGGGCGAGTGGTGGTCGGTGTACCGGTGATGGTGGTACCGGTGAACGAGTAACCCAGCGGATGGATCACAAAGTTGCGACGAGTCCACAGGGTCTCGGTACCGCCACCGTTGCCACGGTCAGGAGCACGCTCGTATTCCAGACCGTCGAGCCCTTCTGGCTGCTGCTCAGCGAATCCCATGGCGCCCGGGCCGAAGATGACTGACAGGTACTTGGCAGCAGCACCAGTGCCGATGACAGGCATGCCGTCGTCAACCACCACGCGCATACCCTGGAAGCGACCTTGGAAGTCAGGGTCTTGCTCGGCGATCGGGGTGAAGTCGATCTGATTCTGAATCGACAGCTCGGTGTGGACTGCCGAGTGCATGGCGATTACTGCCAGGCCGCCAAGCTGACCGGTGTAGTCGCCCATGGTCGCCTTGGCGCGGATGATCGCAGTCGGACTGATGACGCCGCCGGCATCAATGACCATGTCGCCGCCGTTGCCTGCAACGTTGTCGTTGTAGATGCCGATCGAAGTTGCGATCGCACGGCGCTGAGCCACACGACGCCAGTAGCTGAGCAGGCGGCCTGCAACGAACTCAAGCGGATCCTGCTTGGTGATGTTCTTCACCAAGTTCATGCAGTTCCAGCCTTCGTTGAGGTACGCAGCGCGCGCCTGCATGGAAGCACTGGTGACCGACAGCGGTACCGCGATGTCGGTGTACACGTCGTTCGAGTAGTTCGACTCAATGGACGCGTCCAGATCGACCCACCACGGGATGGTGAAGGTGTTGGATGGGCTGGCCAGCAGCGCAGTCATGTCCGCGTTGGTGGTCAGGATGCCCGACTCGAAGAACGCGGTGCGCTCTACCGAGTTGACGCTGATGTAGTCGCGCAGTTCGTCGCGGAACACGACGTCCGAGAGAATGGTTGGCATTGCAAGTTCCTTTACTTGGCCTCAGCAGCCGCTTTCATGCGTGCGTGCTCGGCGGGGTTGGTTCGGCGGAGCTCTACGCGCTCCATACCGGTCATTTGGTCCCACGTTTTGGTGGCCCCGCCACCCTTACCCCCGGCAGCCCCGCCGCCGTTCGCTTGACTGCCGCGCACCAATGCTGCGTAGCGCGGCGCTTGCTGGAATTCTTTTGCCAGGTCATCGAGTGTCGCGATGGTCAGGTTGCCCGCAGCGTCCGTGACCTTGACCTGCCCTTCTACGATCTTCAGGCGCCGCTGCACGAACTCGGCGAGGATCTCGGCGTTCTCGCCGTCGGCGATGCCATTGGCGATCTTGCTGGCCGCTGAAGTCAGGTCGCGGCGCTCGATGCTGGTGGTCAGCTCGGCAAGGCGAGTGCGCTCAGCCGCAAGGGCCTGTTCGCTGCTGGCGTACAGCTGCTCGAAGTCGCCACGGGCCTTGGCTGCTTCCAGTTGCTCTTTCGTGAGCTTCTCGTCAGCCTCACGCTTGAGCCGCTTGGCCTCCTTGGCTTCGTCCAGCAGGATCTGGTTTTGGCGCTTCAGGCCTTCGAGGTCGCCACCACCGGTGGGCAATCCCTCAACAGCCAGCACGTAGTCTTCACCCTGGGCCTTGTAGAAAGCCTGTAGGGAAGGCTCGAGTGCGTCGAATGCTGCCTTGTCGATCAGATATTTCATGTCATCCCCCGGATGATTTGCCGTTGGCTCAGCCGCGGGCGTAAAAAAACCGGCTCATGGCCGGTCGTTTGATGATTCGATGTCAGAGCCCCGCTCGCTCGAAGGCCCGAGGCTCAAGGTCTTTCAGTTGCTGAAGGTTCAGGGTCTTGCCGTTGTCGTCGACGAACTTGTCGAGGGTCAGGTCGCCCTTTGTGAACAAGGCATACCGCTTCGGCCCCAGCACATCGCGCTGGAAGGCGGCAGGCTGACGTGATAGCCAGTCCTGATAGCTCGTCTTACTGGATACCAGCTCCACACCGTCCGGGCCGATTGAGGGCCGCGTCGAGCCTTTGATCTCCCGCGCAAACTCGTCTTTCAGCACAGGCAGTGCACTCGATCGGCAATTCCAGTGGCCGGGCGGCTTGGGATCATCCCAGCCATACAGGTGCTGGTCTCGCGCCTGGCACATCGGGCTGGTCTTCGAGTCGAGCGTCGATATCCAGCGCCAGCCTTCAAGGATGTCGTCGTTTGCCTTGAGCGTTTCCATGCGCGCCGTGCTGGCGACATGGTTTGTCATGGTGCGGACGAGTGACGACGCCTGATCCTGATGAAGCTGGTGCACGCTGGTGAGGCGCCGGCCGATCTGCTGGCTGGTCTCGCCCAGGCTGGAACCAATCTGGATCTCGCCGATGATCTCGGCGGCCTTCTTCGTCCCGAACTGGTCAAGCGCACCGCCGATGCTGATCCGCTGTGCACCCTTCCGCGCCTCGAGGATCAGCGGGTCAGCCAGAGCCGCGGCACTGACCATTTCAGCCGACGGCACGTTGAGTTGAACAACCAGCTTCACGACCTTGCCCAGCATCGTGGCGTTGAACTCGGCCTCGTATGCGGCGAACTCTCCCAGATCGAGCTGCGCCCTGCCCTTCAAGTCGTCGTAGATGCCCCGAAGATCGCCCTGCAGCGTTTCAATCTGTGAGTTGTACCGTTGAGTTCCGTAAGCACTCAGTCCAGCTGATACGCGATCCTTGGCAGTCTTGATGGCCTTGCTGATGAAACTCGCCACCCGCTTCAGGTTGCCCCCGGCGTAACGCTGGACGTAAATCTGATGCCGAGTGGTGGCGTCCGTCAGGTAGCCTTCACTACTCATCGATCACCTCGGGCTGCTTTGTCCCAGTTGGGTCATCCTCGCTGCCCAGCACCGGCGCATCGGCCTCGCGGTCTTCGTCGATATCCTCGTCCGTGCGATCCGACTCGATGACGCCAGCTTGGCGAAGATTGGTGCGCAAATCCTTCTTGGCAATGATGCCCTGCTGCCAGAGCTGTACCTGAGCCAGGATGGCCTGAGCGTCCATGACCTGATCGAAGAACTCTTGGTTGAGCCAGAACACCGTCCCGACCTCGTCCACGGCGTCCATCATGAAGCGCTGGGCGTCGAACAGGGCCAGGCGGATCGCCTCGGATACGTTGCCAGCGATGGTGCCGAGCACCGAGTTATCGGAGCTGTACCGGATGCGAACTGCTTCCGCCGTCTCAGCGCCGCCGCCCTGCTGGACGATACGGGCGCCGATCATGAGCATCTGCGCCTCCTTGTCCTTCATCAGCTCGCGGGCCAGCTGGCTTTCATCGGCTTGCAGGAACGTGGCAGTGCCGGACTTGCCGAGGTTGTGACCTCTCCGCGAGCCGATCTGCATCCCGTTCGGGTTCAACTTGATGAAGCTGTCCGGATCAATGTCCGTGGTGATGAACAGGGTCGGCTGTGAGGCGATGAAACCCGACTCCTCCACCGTGGCGCTGTTGCCATAGTGCAGGATGTTCACTTCAGCCAAGTCCTCAAGCGGGGCCTTGTCGATGCTGGCGTCGTTGTTCTGCGCGCCGAAGAAGTGGAACGGTATGTGGTCGAAGGTCTTGCCGGTCTTGTCCTTCGGCTCGCTCTCTTCACCATCCAGCCGGTCTTCGCTGTACACGCGCTGGATGTACCGGCCGCCGACCAACATCAGCGCGCGGTATTGATCCTTGGCTGTGAACTCGAAACCGTCCTCGGTGGGCTCGTTGATCTTCTCGTGCAGCACGACGAGCGTCAGGCGCTTCACGCCGTCGATCACGTCCTCGCGCCAGTTGACGATGCTCTCAGCCGGGTAGAAGTGGACGTAAGCGCGCGCCTTCGCTGCCTGAGCAACAGTGAGCGAGGTCTGCCCTTCTGGCATCTGGACCTTCGGGTAATCAACGAGAAACCCGCCGCGCCCTGTGTCCAGGCATTCGCCAGTGGCTTCCTTGCACAGTTGCTCAAGGCTTGCCCCGTCGCCGCTGACGTTCTCCAGCAGGTAGTTGATCGCGGCCGGCAACTCGACCTCGGCCGTCTTGCGGAAGACTGCACCCATCAGACCGGTGCGAGTGCGGCCAGTGACGTTGAGGAACATCGCGCGGCGCTTGAGTTGCTGATACCGCTCCTTATTCTCTTCCGACAGGTTGAGCGGGTCCGGCATCGGCAGGTATTCGTCGTACTTGCGGACCTCTCGGGGGCCAGCTACGCAACGCTTAACCAGCTGCCAACCGGGCAAGGCGTCTGAATACTCCTTCCGGATGGCGCTGTAATTGGGCATATCGGCCTCAGAACGTGAAGGTGACAGGAATGTGGGTCATCGGCTTGATGATCGGGTAGTCGTAATGGATGAAGTAGCCGCCGGCGTCGTTCGCGTGGTCGACGCCTGACTTCTTGTCGGGC